CTCCTGCGCCACCGAAACAAGCACCAGTACCTGATGAGGTAGAAGACCTACCATTCTAGTATGAACGTAGAGGATAAAGAGATCAATGGATTTGCGATTGACAAGTTCAATCAGCATAGCCTAGATGTAGGTAAGCCGCAGGGGACTTGTCCCTTGTGCTCTGCAGATAGGAAACCTGAGAATCGTAAGGCGAAATGTGCCTCATACGATTGGGAACGTGGTCTCGGTACCTGTCATAATTGTGATACCAGTTTTCAACTGCATACGTATCAACGCAAAGGAGCCAGTGAGAAGGTCTATGTTAGGCCTCAATCTACTAACGTGCCAAAAGTTGAAACTAAAGTTGAAGATTGGTTTGAAACAAGAGGTATATCTGCTCGTACTCTAGCTGACCTACAAGTCGGTGAAGGTACTGAGTGGATGCCTCAGACAGGTAAGTCCGAGAATACTATCCACTTTAACTACTATATGGGTGATCAGCTGATCAACGTTAAGTATAGAGATGGTCGTAAAAACTTTAAGCTTTATAAAGGTGCTGAAAAGATCTTTTACAACATAAACTCTATAGTTGGTTATGATTCCTGTATAATAGTTGAAGGTGAGATGGACGTGCTTGCAATGCACGAGGCGGGAGTAAAGAACGTAATATCCGTACCCAACGGAGCTACACTAAACTCAAACAATCTCGATTACCTAGATAATTGCATCGACTATTTAGAAGACAAGACTGAAATAATCTTAGCTCTTGATACTGATGAACCTGGCCAAGCTCTTAAACAAGAGTTTATACGTAGACTAGGAGCTGAGGTATGCTATTTAGTTGACTTCGGTGATTGTAAAGACGCCAATGAATACTTACTAAAGCACGGTAAAGACAATTTACGTAGTGTTATAAACAGTTGTAAACAGGTGCCGCTAGAAGGTGTTTCAACATTATACGATATAGAAGATGAACTCAAAGACTTTGTACAAAACGGATTCAAGCCAGGCTTTCAAGTTGGCTTACCTAACTTCGATAAAATTTTTAGTACTTACACCGGTCAGTTTATTACTGTCACTGGCATACCGTCTTCTGGAAAATCGGATTTTGTGGACCAGATGGTGGTTGGCTACAACAACAACTATGGTTGGAAAACAGCATATGCGTCACCAGAAAATCAACCAACGTATCTCCACGCTCATAAATTAATGCGTAAGCATTGGCAAGATATGCCAACGCCAGGAGATATCGGCGGTCAACAATGGAAGAAGGTAGCTGACCACGTTAACGATAACTACTTCTTTATTGATATGGATAGGTATACCCTAGAATCTGTATTACGTAAGGGAGCAGAACTCGTAAAACGTAAAGGTATCAAATGCTTAGTTATCGATCCCTTTAATAAGGTTCGAGATACAAATGCTCAGTCAGACGATGTAAACCGTTACACAATGGATTACTTACAGAAGATCGAGATATTTGCTAAGAAGTATGACGTGTTAGTTTTTATTGTAGCTCACCCAACTAAAATGTATAAAGGACAAGATGGAAAAATTGAAGAACCTACTATGTACAATATTAAAGGAGGTGGTGAATGGTACGATGCTAGTTACCACGGTTTACTCGTACACCGTGACTATGAGAATAAAACAGTTAAAGCAAAAGTTCTCAAGGTTAAATTCCAAAACCTAGGTGAGAACGGAGCTGAAGCTCATTTTACGTGGGAACCTAGATCTGGTAGCTTTATGCCTATGATGGCAGACGTTGCTGAAACAGAGTCTATGCCATGGGAATAAACGATAAGAAACGTAAGAAAAAAGTTTTAGGTAGAGCGCCTGAGTCTATACCTTACACTGATGACAACATGAAGCACGTTGCTTGGTGTATGAACAACAGTATAGTCGTTGGTTTTTCTCCTGTATGGGATTCAGAAGATGATTGGACTATTGATATAAAAATCAACAACAAATCAAGCGTTGACCCTAATACATACAATGGAGAAGAAGTTATGGCTAAAGTTTACGAATACTATAAATACTACTACGATAAATATGAAAAATAGATTTTACAATGCAGACTCTGCTTTCAGTTATTTTCTAAATGAGATCAGATGTAATGGTATAGAGTTTGGTGATACTAAAGCTTTATTCAATGTAGGCTTTACTATGGAACATCCGCGCGATATGTTTATACTAAACAAAGAACGTGAGTGGAACAGAGAGTATGCTGAAGCTGAATGGCAATGGTATTTATCAGGTGATAATAATATAAAAAAGCTAGGCGAACTATATGGTAAGATACCACCAATATGGGAGCGTATGGCTGATGATTTTGGTTATGTTAATTCTAACTATGGTTATCAATGGCAAAGAACAGATTGGAATGGTACTAGCCAGCTAGAATATATTATAAGTCTGCTAGAGCAGAATCCTGATACTAGACAAGCAGCGATAAGTATACACGATGCTAAAGAGCATCCTAAGTACAAGACTGATACGCCATGTACTTACGCTGTGCAGTTTACAATACTAAACAATAAGCTTAACATGGCTGTAGTTATGAGGTCAAACGATTTATGGTTTGGCTTCTGTAACGATCAATATTGTTTTGCTAACCTGCAAATGCTTGTAGCGTATGAGCTAGGTATTGATTGCGGCGAGTATTACCATTACGCGCATAACTTACACTTATATAATAATAAACTATGAAACAGATATTAACAACATGTATGACACTACTAAGCTTAGTATCATACTCACAAGATACATTGTGTACAATGGTTACACTAAATGAAATAATTATATTTGATTATAATACTAGTCAAGTAACAAGCAGAGTTGATCACAATGGCGAATATAATTTAAAAGTCGAAGATGGTAAAGTCATGTGTCTACATCTTTGTGATGAGAAAAAAGGATACAGAGACGTTACTACAACATTTGAAGACGAAAGTCGCCTTCAAAATACTTTTGATGCTTTCGACAATGTTATATTTACTGGAGAAGACTGGGGCAGTGTTACAATTAATGTGTCTAAAGCTAGACGCAGAAAATGACGTATTGCATATACCACATACCAGGTAAAAAAATTGGTGTAACAAATAACCTGGAAGAACGAGTTACACGACAACAAGGTTATACAGAAGATGAATACGAAATACTAGATATGTCAGATGATATTTGCTACATATCTCATAGAGAGATAGAGCTACAAAAAGAATATGGTTACAGAGTAGATCATAAACTGTATAAAGATTTAAACCCTATAAAACAAGAATTAAATTCAATGAATATAAACATAACAGAACAAACAACAACATTCCCATGTCCAGTGAACAAGCTTAAAGGTAGGCTTATGGATGAGATCGGTATGAGCTGGGAAACAGAGCATGGTAGGTGCTGTATTGACGTAGATTCAGTCAAATGGATTATGGACAACGTTAAACCATCTATGTATAATAAAGATAGATGCTATGTATATAACAAAGCGTTCGCTAGGTACTTTGACAACAACGCATGCTGTAAGACGAACATAGGTGCGTTAAATATGAGTGGTCGTAGAACACCAGATCGTTTTGATTTAATTAGACTATGGGCTAGTGAACGAGGTTTATACGACAAAGGCGATACTAAAACTCAATACTTAAAACTCATGGAAGAGGCCGGTGAGCTTGGTAGAGCTATACTTAAAAACGACCGTGATGAGTTTATAGATGCTATAGGTGACATGGTTGTAGTTCTTACAAACTTAGCTGAGCTAGGAGATGTATCAATAGAAAAATGTATTGATGAGGCTTACGAAGTCATAAGCCGCCGTACGGGTAAGATGGTTAATGGTACATTTGTAAAAGATACGCTATGAGTGATAGAGAAATAATGAACTCTAAGTCTACTGACAAAGTTGTAACTATGAGGTTCCGTGATCCAGTAGTACGACGCGTATGCGAAAAGTTTACACAGCGATCTGATGAAGGCTTTGCCAAGTACGGTCGTACGTTAGACGCTGAAATGCGTGGCGGACATAAAGATCTTGATGGTTATCTTAACGATGTGCAAGAAGAACTTATGGATGCGATACTATATATACAAACAGCTCGTGAACTAATAGACACAATCGTTGGGCCGGAAGACCACGCATAAAAGCAAGAGCAGGAAACGAGGTCCAGTAAGGTCAAAGAAGGTTACCTATGACGGCATAACCTTCGCCTCGGGTCTTGAGCGCTATATGTATCAAGCACTAAAGAAATCTAAGATCAAAGCCGAGTACGAGCCGGAGACATTTGTTCTTCAAGACGGATTTATGTGTGACATACAGTGCTACGAGCGTCAAGCTAATGGTAAAGGCGATATGGTAAATCGTGGAGAGAAGAAAATACTACCTATTAAGTACACTCCTGATTTTATCGGTAAAGGTTTTATAATAGAAACTAAAGGTAGGGCAAACGAAAGTTTTCCTATGAGATGGAAAATGTTTAAGAAATACATTAACAAACATAATATGCCTGTAACTTTATATAAACCCCAGAATCAAAAGGAGTGCGATAAAGTTGTAGAACTAATAAAAAGCAAACAATGAGAGAATGGGAATTAAGTGTTGGGTTTTACCCAGGAATAATCGTAGGGTTTAGATCTTACGAACAAAATGACAGGAACAATCACGTGTTGTACTTACCATTTGTAGATATATGTTTAACAGTTTTAAAAAATATAGATGAGTCAGATTAGTAGAGATATTTTATCAGATATCACGGTGCACATGAAGTATGCCAAGTATATACCTGAGCTTAACAGAAGAGAAACATGGGAAGAGCTTGTTACACGTAACAAAGATATGCACGTTAAGAAATATCCTGAACTAACAGATCAAATAAACGAAGCTTATAAATATGTATATAATAAAAAAGTTTTACCGTCAATGCGTTCGCTACAGTTTAGTGGTAAACCTATTGAAATATCCCCGAACAGGCTGTATAATTGTAGTTACCTACCTATTGACCACGTTGATAGCTTTAGCGAAACTATGTTCTTACTTCTTTCAGGCTGTGGGGTGGGTTATTCAGTGCAGCAGCACCACGTTGGAGGATTACCACACGTCATTAGACCGTTTGAAAAACGACACAGGCGTTTTGTAATAGGTGATAGTATTGAAGGTTGGGCTGACGCAGTTAAGGTTCTTATAGAGTCTTATCTTGGCGGTCGTAGATGTTCTAAAGTAAAATTTGATTACTCAGACATCAGACCTAAAGGTGCAAGGCTAGTGACGTCAGGGGGTAAAGCCCCTGGCCCACAGCCACTCAAAGAGTGTTTAGTTAAAGTTAAAGGTATATTGGATGCTAAAGAAGATGGTACACAACTTACAAGTCTTGAGGTACATGATATTGTATGTCACATTGCTGATGCTGTCTTGGCTGGCGGGATTCGACGTGCAGCACTCATATCGTTATTTAGTGCTACGGATGAAGAAATGATATCCTGTAAAGCTGGTAACTGGTGGGAGCTAAACCCACAACGCGGTAGAGCTAATAACTCTGCTGTGTTAATGAGACACAAGGTTACTAAGCAGTTCTTTATGGAGCTATGGAAACGTGTTGAAGCATCAGGTGCTGGTGAGCCAGGTATATATCTAAACAACGATAAGGACTGGGGAACAAACCCGTGTTGCGAGATTGCTCTTCGTCCTTATCAGTTCTGTAACCTATGTGAGGTTAACGTATCAGATATAGCTGATCAAGATGATCTTAACGCTAGAGTTAAAGTTGCAGCCTTCATAGGCACGTTACAAGCAGGTTATACAGACTTTCATTATCTAAGAGAAATATGGAAAGATACAACAGAGAAAGACGCTTTGATAGGTGTGTCAATGACAGGGATCGGCAGTGCATCTGTTCTGCAAATGGATATGAAGGACTCTGCAAGTATCGTAAAGAAGGAAAACATAAGGGTAGCAAAGCTAATAGGTATAAACAAAGCCGCGCGTACAACTTGTGTTAAGCCTGCAGGTACTACATCACTAGTGCTAGGTACATCATCTGGTATACATGCTTGGCATAACAAGCATTACGTACGTAGACTACGAGTTGGTAAGAACGAAGCAATTTATTCTTATCTAGTTAAAAACCACCCTGAGTTAATCGAAGATGAATACTTCAGACCTCATGATACAGCCGTGATCAGTGTGCCGCAAGCGGCGCCACAAGGTTGCATTGTAAGAACTGAGTCTGCGTTTGACTTACTTGAAAGAGTTAAAAAGGTTTCAACCGAGTGGGTTGCACCTGGTCATAGGTCTGGTTCAAACACTCACAATGTTTCTGCTACTATTAGTTTGAAAGAAAACGAATGGGATGAAGCTGGTGAGTGGATGTGGAAGAACAGAAAATACTATAACGGTTTATCTGTTTTACCATATAACGGTGGTACATATACTCAAGCTCCGTTTGAGGACATTACTAAAACTAAATTTAATGAAATGGTTAAGTCTCTAAATGATGTTGACTTATCAAACGTAATGGAGTTAGAGGATAATACAGATCTCTCTGGCGAGCTAGCTTGCTCAGGCGGATCGTGTGAGGTTACATAATCTAAAACCACCGGAAACAGAAAAGGGGAACTTAACGGTTCCCCTTTTTTTTACTTACACCAGCCGCAGCCGATGCATATTGGACATATGTGTTTCATGGTTTTATTTAGTTTTAATTATGCTACAACTGATGCTATAAATACCTCTATTTTACAAGCGGCAGCTAATGGATCTACTATAATAGATTCTAGATTAACTAAACTAGAAAGAGCGGTTATAGGTGTTGCAGCATCTGAGTTAACAACTATGCCATCACTTGGAGAGCCCATGATAAAGCTTTTTCCAGCTTCAAGTAATATTGCGCCTTGATCAGCTGCCGCAGAGTCGTTTTCAGCTGTGTCTATTTGTAAATCTAATATAACAGAGTTAGAAGCCTCTAGATTTGTTACTCTAATATACTTAACGTTTTCAACGTCCATAGACGCGTCTGAAGTGCCAGTCGTAGCGTGGAACGTAGCCACTGTAACAGGTACACCAGAAGGCACAGTTATTATTCTGTGATATACGTCATCAACGCCTGATACCGTTAATGTGTTTGTAGAGCCTCGTGCCGAACCGTTAAGCGTCACCGCCTCTGTTAATGTTACTACTAAATCAGCCATAATTTCTTTATATTACTTTATATTTTGTTTTACCGTTTTCTTTATATGCTTTTAAACAACGATGCCTATTTTCGTCCTCAGATACATAACTAACATGTACCCAAGCTGGGTTTTTGTCATCTCCAAACTCCCATATCATCTGATCGTAATCTAAGTGATAACGCATCCACTGAAACATAGCCGCATTACTTCTATGTCCATATGTATCATCAAGATCAATAGCCTGACCTTTGCAGTGTTGTGATTTTTTGCTACCACCAATAGCTACGTTAAGCTCAGGTGATCTATAAAAACTATTAATCTTGATAGGTCCACCAACATGCTCTCGCAGTGGTTCAAATACCTTTTCAGCTATAAGCTTCATGTTCTCTAACTCTTCTACGTCTGGTATATTTTCAATACCTCTACGCAAAGCTGTATTGCTACGTGTTGCTTCTTTATAGCTTATGTGTTTACTTATATTATCCATTATTGTATAATTACAGACAAAGGTGCAGATGTACTTAAACCTCCAGCTGATGTTGTTATTTTTAACGTAAAAGAATTTCTTGAATATGACAAACCCTCTGTTAAAAGTAAGCTAGTACTACCAGGTATATCAGTTTTAGCTATATAGAACTTGTTAGAAGACGAGTCTTCAACAAACAGATCTATTGTTACTAAAGTGCTAGCGTGAGTATTAGTTAAACGTATAGATTTAACAGACCCAGCGTTACTGTGTATATTTCTTAACGTAGTTGTTGTCGCACTTGTTATATTAAATGTCTGCATTATAGTAGTGGTATCATTCCTGTTTTAGTTAAAGTAGTATTACCACCTTTACTTATGGTAGTTTCTACTACTGTTACAGGTATTTTATAAGTTGTACCTTTGTTAGTTGTTGTGGCGGTAAGCTCACCAAAAGTTATAGCAGTTGATTTACTTAGGTTAGCTTGATTTGCAACATTAAGTTTAGCGTTGTGAGCTGTGCTTCTTGTTATTTCTCTAGCCTGCAAAGAAGATATAGTTGTAGTATCACCTGCTAAAGCCGTAGATCTAGTAGTACCTAAAGTCATACTTGTCTTAGCTGTATTAGCCGTGATCGCGTTTGCTTGAGCTGTTGATATAGTTGTCGTGTCACCAGCTAACGCTGTGCTACCAGATGTACCAAGAGTCATACTAACTTTATCTTTGTTAGTAGTTATTATACCTCTAAGATAATCAAGCTCATCTTGCATCTGTTGTAGTTGAAATATCAATGGACCAAATTCTGGGTGCGTCAAGTACCACTCACAGCCTTCGGCTCTATCTAAATCCCAAATTGCCTCAGCTGTTGTTAAGTTACCTGATTTAGCTTTGTTATCACCACTGCCAGTAGTAGCATAAAATTCCTCGTATCTTTTGTTGTTTAATGCCATGTTGTTTGGTTAAGATAAATCTAAAATATAGTAGCTAAGGACTACGTCTATCGATGTAAAACAGTTGTTAGTGCAACCGCCCGCAAAAAACGTAGCTTCCACTTTCTTGTTAACAGCGTCAGTAAGTACCGTAGATGTTACGAGTCGATAGCTATTAAGGTTATGTAACTGGTCGGTTGTTATATTATACATGAACCTACGGTAGTATAGCGCAGAGTAGGGTTCTGTAAAACCATCATAACCAAAACCAAGAGTGGATACCGCGGTGTTAGTCGCCGCTCTGTCTGCAAAAACGTAATTACCCATAGCGCCTAGTATTATGACTTTATCAGCTCCTGGCGCAGGTATTATTTCAATAGGTGTGGTGTGTAGTGAGTTAGCTTCAGCTTGAGTTATAGTTCGCCTAGCCACTTTCCAAGCAATATCAGTTTGAGCTCCACTAGCAACGGAAACAGTGCTGCTAGCTCCACCACCCGAGGCCGCCCAAGTTAAGGTGCCTGATCCGTTTGTTTGTAAAAAATCGCTGGCGTTACCATCAGCGGCAGGTAGCTGCCAAGCTATATTAGAACCTATAGCAGCAGGTGCTATGAAGCCTACATAACTAACCCCGTTGTCAGTACCTTCCTGTAGAAGTAGTCTACCGCCTGTAGTAGTACTTGTTGCAGCTGCCGTGATTGTACCTCCTGAAGCCGTAAAAGTACCAGACGAAACAACGGCTGCATTAGATCCGGCTCCAATAGTCACATCGACTTCTCCACTTGCGTTTCCATCTTTAAGAGTAAGACCAGTTGTTGAAGCACCGTTGTGAGATGCTACGTCAAACAATAACTTACCGCCTTCATTACCAGCGCTTGCATCACTTATTTTACTTTGTATTAAACCGTATTGAGTAGCCGTACCACCATCGTTGTTACCACGAAACATTACAGACCCAATTACGTGGTCGTCAGCCCCAGTATCACTGTTTGTAAAAGTGAACAACGGGCCAGTAGCGTCGCTAGTAGTGTTGTTAAGGGTGAATCTTGGCGAAGCTGATACAGAAGAAGTAAAAGTATAATTTTTAGCATCACCTGTAACATCACCACCAGCAGCTTCTAAAGCTATGTCACCAGCAGCATCTAAAACTATATGGCCACTACCACCTGTTTCTATTTCTATATTACCAGCAGTAGTTATTTTATCACCATCAATATCTAAATCACCGGCTATAGTAGTTGTTGAAGCAGTGCCATACGCAAGATTTACATTTACAAAATCGTTAGTACCTTCACCTCTAGCGTAAAAAGCGTCTCGTAAATTATATGTGGTACCGTTGCTTGCGGCAACTCTTATCGTGAAATTACCTGCTTCATCAGTAGCTGTAGCAGATCCTATTTCAGCAAGTATGTCCGCAAAAGTTATCCTACTCGGAAAGGGTGAAGCAGCGTTGTTTCCCTCAAATCTTATGCGACCTAGATCGTCGCTAACCTGACCAGGCTGGTTCAAGAATGTGGACGTTCTTGATTTAATAAACTGAAGTTCCGCAGGATTAGCAGAATCTACTAGATTACTTATCTTTAAACCAGAGTTTAAAAAAGAGGTGCCTGGATCTGAATAAATATTAAGATCCAACTCTCCCACATCACCCCTATAGTTTAAAAACGACATTTGATCACCAGCGTTACCTAATCTAAATCTAGTAACACCACCGCCTTCATCGTCGTCCATGCTAACAAAAACATTGCCATCTGATTTCAAATTTAAGCTACCACCTTCCTTTGATCTTATAGACTCGTGGAACCTAGCATCTTGCCTAAACCTAGCTATGAAGTCAAATATATGTTGGCCTATCCACTTAATCATTTGATAATCTTCTTGACAACAACGCGACCGTTCCAAACAATGCGTACCATATACATTCCTGGAGGCCATAAGGACGCATCTATCGCGTTCGTATTTGTTTTAGATAATATGGTACGTCCATTCGAATCGATCACGTCTATGTCAACTTTTTGATTTATGTTTAACACATTACCAACTGGGTTTGGATAGACAGCTAAGTCGTCACCAGCAAGTATAGATTCTATACCTGTAGCTTCACAGTAGTTATAAGTCTCTTGACAAGTGTTATCCCAACCTTCATCACAGCAATATGGATCAGCTTGTATTACCCAAGCATAACACATATCGTTGAGCCAGTAAGGATTACCAGGACCTGTAACACAGTCAGCCGCATATAAGCAGTTGCTAGCAGCTTCATTTGCTAGTTCGTTATAGTTGTATGCAGCTGGGTCCATACAGTCAATGATTACTTCTTCACACGAACCGTTGTCAGTATTAGCCAGCGGATCATAATTAAAGGCGTTGCTATCAGTACAGCCATAAATGTAAGCGATACAACTACCGTCTTCAGCATTAGCTTCCGGATCATAGTTAAACATTGTTGCGTCTGTGCAACCGTAGATGAAAGGTATACAGCTATCATCATCGGTGTTAGCAGCCGAGTTATAGTTAAAAGCAAGTGGGTTCGTACAGCCTAATACCACAGGTATACAACCTTCGTTATCTACATTTGCTTCTGGATTATAATTGTAAGCTGTATTATCCATGCAGCCGAATACTGCAAGAGTATCACAGCTACCATTATCAAAATCAGCTTCGTATCCTTGAGTGTAATATTCTAAGTAACCTGCTTGAGTACAACCAGCTTGATAGTAGCAGCTACCATCTTCTGTGTTTACGTCAGCGTTATAGTTCTGCGCCATCATGTCTGTACATCCATAAGTAAACGGCTCACAGCTATCACCGCAGTAAGGCTCAAAGCTATATGTTGGCCAGCTAGGTGCTTTAAAAGGTTGTAATGCACCTTGTCCGTTGTTAAAGAAAGGATTTGTACCTTCAGATAATAACGTATCACCTGCTGCATTAGTAATAAGTACAGAGTTATGTAATGTTTGAAAAGCTAGTTCTTGAGCTGACTGTTGAGCGTTACCTTGTTGAAAGTAATATAACTTAACCTCTTCGTCAGAGTCTAAGTTAATAACCCATGACTCTGAGAATGAACCAGGTCCCATAGTGAATAACCATTGCTGATCACCTTGAACCATACCTAGCTTTGAGTTACCCCAGCCATCACCTCCGTCGTCTTCTATAACAATGTTTATAGCGCAAGGGCTATTATTGTCTGATATAGTAGCTAAGCTATCGTAGTTAAAAGACTCTGGGTCTAAACAACCCCATGTGTGTAGCGTTTGACATGTGTCTTGAACTGTAGCCAATGGATCGTAGTCTACGTAGTCGTCATCCATACAGCCAACTACATCAGGCGCTGGTGGACAAGGCTCAGTAAATATAGGTCCAGAGTATTCCGTGTTACCTTCAAACTCGCTAAACGCTAGATCTTCTAACTCCCATATAACACTGTCGCAAGCTGTGATAACACACGCTCCATCTTGACCTCCTGATTCAGAGCCGTTAATACCATCACCGAACTCGTCTATTAGTACTAGCTCAAAACCTAACGCTACACAGAAGTCATATGTGTAAGTAACTAACTGATCGCCAAAGTCAAACTCACCAGGTATAACCTGTTCGTATAACTGACCATTAGATAAGTTAACTATATTAAAACCAGTTTCGCCAGGCCACGTGTCAAGAGTCAACTGCATAGACACTAGCGTTTCAAGAGAGTCGCACTCAAGCAACTCGCAGCTACCGTTATCTAACGTAGCCCAAGGGTTGTAGTTCTGCGCTGTTTCATTTGTGCATCCAAGTAATACAGGTAAGCACGGGTTAAGAGTAAAAGCAACCGTGTCTGTTGCGCTAGCAAACTCATAGTTAGCTGTATCTAATCCACAAGCATTGTGTAGCCTGTAAAAACCTTCGCCAAACTGACAACATATACCATCTCCAAAGGCGTCCATCATTACAAACTGGTAATCACCAGCAGGTAAAAATTTTGTTACAGTTAATAAGCTATTGTCCTGATATGGAGGATTAACAGCGACAACTTCTTCGTCTTCGTTTAATATATTCCACGAAGTTTCAGCAGCGTACTCGTCTGTCTGCACAGTAATATCTAACCAACTACCTTGCCCTAATACTGCGCTAGCTAATAACCAAAATAGTATTACAAATATGTATCCTAACTTCTTCATTTAAAAATCACTATATATTATTTCATCAATCACCCCTTGCACGTCTTTCTTTGTAGCCTCCATCTCCATCATTATGTTAGCCTGAAACCTCTCAACTTCTTTGCCGTTAAACACTATGATCGTAGGTACTACAACTATTTTGTAATCAGTTTGATAGCTACCTTCGTCAATGTTAATGTTCATAACATCACAGTCTGTAAGCTTCTCTAAGTAGTCAACGTTATTACTAGCGTTCCAACTAGCATTAAATTGCACAACGCAGATATCACTACCGCATAAGTTTTGTGCGTTAGCGGCTATTCCACCAACAAGCATGATAACTAATAACAACGCGTACACTAACGTGGTTCTCCAGTTCATTGTATCTGTTTCCATGGTTAATTTAGTTTATCAATTTTTTCTTCGATACGATCGAGATCTTCTTTGAGCTCAGACACGTCTTCTTGAGTAGTCATAATAGTCTGTCGCACTAGTTTATCTTTCATATCAAACTCCATGCGAGTTACATCTGGTGGTAGTGGTTCTGGTAGTTCTTTAGCTAAAGCTATATCAGCTTGTAGCGTAAAATATAAACCAATCAAGGCTGCTAGTCCAGCGCCCGCCATGCCAATTGTCTTGAGGTCTAATGTTACTTTAGTATCCTCACCTATTTGTTTTGCCATTTTACTTTATTTTTCTCCGCACTTTTTACTTGGGTCATTAACTTGTCTCCAATCTTCTTTTTGAAACCAGTCTCTTAAAGTAGCGCCTGGTTTACGAGCTCCTTTAACATTTGTTTTGCTAGATCTCTTGTATTTACCTTGAGCGCCTGATGATTTCTTTGCGCCAACTAGTTGTTTTCTTTTTTCTTTTGATAAACCTTTTATCTTAGCAGCTGGTAAACAAGTCTTTGTAGTACCACCGCCTTTTTGTTTTTTCATAGGTGAATCTTTACCCATACGTTTACGTACTATGTTTTTAGTACGCTCCATTTTATCTCTATAAGACTTATCGCTGTCTTTAGTGTTAAAGTTTATCTGCTGATTTAGACTACCTATAATAGCCTTAAGGTTTGTTTTACCTCTTGTCTTCATAAGCCAAGAAGCTAATCCATCAGCTGATAAATCTCTAAACTTACCTTTAGCATCTGGGTATTTAGAGTCGTTCCACTCTAAACGCTTTTTCATAGGAGATGATTTTTTACAACTACCCTTAGAGCCTTTGGCTGTGCCTGGAACTCTTTCATAACCTTCCCAGCATTTAAGCGGGCTATTTTTGTTTGATGTAGCTTTGTAGTGTTTAAACATAGTCTTACCTAAGTCTTCACCAAATTTAGAATCAGATTTGTAATGTGCTCTTGCTACGTTTCTACTTTTAGAAATATCTTTACCAGCCTTTCTAAACTTTTCAGCTGCCCTAGGATACATGTCTGCTAAAGCCTCTCCAACTAATACACCTTGAGCTGAGTGACCTGACGGATACGATGGCGTTTTCATAGAAGCCATCTCTATAGTTTTTAGGTTTATGTTATGTTTTTTAGCTAACTCTTTTGGCCTAGGTCTATTAAAATGTTTTTTAAGTTTTAATATAGGGCTAGTTGAATCATCCATTAGCTTTTTAACTAAACCACTAGGGTACTCTACACCAGCTGACTTAGCTGTTTTTTTAAACGTAGCTTCTATATCATCTTTTTCTGTAACAAACTTTTTATTCATAGGAGTCTTAGACAGCTGTTTGATCTCTTGATTTGTATCAAAAGAATCATCGCGTGGAGGTTTCTTTTTCATAAAACCTTTTATATCTAAGTTCTTAAATAAACTAGCCATTACTTTTTCTTCTTACCCATTTTACCTGGTCCACCAGCTTTAGTGCAACGCACTCCCCAACCTGACGCATAAGCGCTAGGCCATACTTTAAATTTACTTTTAGCAGCTGTTTTGCAAGCTGGACTAATGCCTTTTTTATAAGGCGCTCCTTTCATTTTAAATGCCATGATGTTAACAGTTCCATCTACGTCTAGCCGCTTTACCTCTTTCGCCGGTCCAGCTTTTTGATCTAGCGCAGAACGATTTTCTACGTTTAGCAGCTTTACTACCTGGCTTTAGCTTTGAAGGCTTAGTGGTTACAGCTGTTTTTAATTTACTACCTGGGTTATTTCTTTTATACTCATCAACACCTTTCTGAGTCATACCTCCTCCAGCGGCACCACCTGTTCCAGTTGGTTTAGCTTTATTAAAATTTTTACCAGGACCTATGGTCTTACGCGGATCTGCTTTTTTAAATCCACTACCTATGCCTCCAGCTCTACGTCTACCGCAAGAAGTTTTAGAAAAAGGATTGTTTTTTTGTACATAAGCCATATCTTAGAAGATTACATAGTTTGCTCCACACTTAAAGTTGTACCACTCTCTATTCCAGTACTTATAATATCTACCCTCAAGAAATACACCTAAGTGTTTGTTAAATCTGTGTCCAAATATTAAACCGCCTGAGTAATCAAGCCATTGTCCGTTTACTGTATTGTGATACATATACTCACCTCCAGTGTCGTAATGGTAGGGTAAAATATTTCCCCATGAGTGGAACCAGAAGTCGTCTGTAAAGTGATAGAAGTCGAAGCCGGCAACCACCGAGTAATTCCATTGACGAGAGAGTTCATTTCTTTTTCTAGCAGTGTATTCAGATAAGATGCTAGGGATAGTGACCGCCTCCCAGACTTCAGTGTTTGTTGCAACGACTGTTCCGTCAGGAGCGAGGTACTCGCCTGTAGTAAGGTTGTGTGAATATCCTTCTTCAATTGCGAGGTAAGTATAGTGTATATCTCCTGTTTCCAGCTTCCACTCTTCAAGTGGATCATACCCGTATGGTTCTGAGATACGCTGCGCGACACCTGCGTGCAAAGAAAACTTGTTACCGAGCTTAAGCCGAAATCGTTGCGAAGCTTCAAAGTATTCGATGTCTGCAAACCCGTCTTCAACGTATTCAACCTTACCCATAACTTTGTCTCCGATGTAACGAAAAAAGTGGTGCTGATTAAAAAACTCTTTACCTTGCTGTCTTTCGTATGTAACTTCTCCAAGAAACTCTATGCCGTTACGTTTACCTATATTAGCGTCAGCAGACCAAGATGTCTCTGATCCATCATAAAAAGCATTAGCTCTGTTTTCATAACCAAACCTAGCGATCTTACGTACACCCATAGATAAACTGTAGTCAAACGGCGTAGCTATAGTCTCTTGAGTTAATCCACCTGTAACAGAGTATGTAGTTTGATCTGACACAGAGTTACCTCCATTTACAGCCGCGTAAAACGTGGAAAACTTAAACGCTTTCTTTAGTTCTTGAGCTTGTACTATAGTACAGCTAAATAGTAAGGTTAATAATAAACTTAATCGTGGTAGTAACATTTTCCTGATTTATTTTTTGTTTTCATTTTGCATTGTTTGCCGTCCTTCTTTATATGCGAGCACTGTACCTCGTCTTCTTGTTGAGCAACTTGCTGATGTATTGTACAGAAGTTTTCGCCAGGTAAAGCCATATTTGAACATCGCTTACCGGATCTACTTACTGCGGCGCATTGAACTTCTTCTGCACCTTGTTCTCTCTCTTCGTCTTGGTCGAGCATATTATCTTCTACTTCCGCAAGCTCTTCATCTGCTTTTACTATCTCTTTTTGTTGTTTTTCTATTTCTCTTTCAGCATCTTTTATAGCTTTAATCTTATCTCTACCTCTTTGTTTAGCTTCTTCAACCTCCGTATCTTCAATACCAAGTTGCCACTTAGGATAACCCATTAATAACGCTACACGTTGCCAAGTTTCGTTATTATTGTCTAGCATACCCTGTATGTTATCTACTTTTTGTACAAGTCTAGCAACAGGTAAGTTGCTTAGAGCTTCAATTACATTTGCACCAGCGTGTATGGCTGGATTATCAATATCAAAACCCATCTCGCTTATAGCCTCTCTATTGTAGTTCCATTCATTACCTGCTGAATACAGCTTACGTAACTTAGAGCTTATAACAGGAGAAAAACTAGTTAGTTGAAGAACAGTTCTACTGTGATCCGGAGAGCTTAAAAAACTATCATCATAAGCTTTCGCCTCTTGCTTTTCAAACTCAAGCACCGTGTTACGTATAGCACTTAGTGCGGCACCAAGAACACCGGTACCTCTAAGCTGAGAGTCAATAACTGTATTTACTGTTCTATCAATAGATGCGCTTAAATCTTTATTATCAGCTTCGTTGTTTTCATCTTCTTCTTCTAATCCAAATCTAAACAAAGCGTTTTGTAATGCAGAGAATATAGCTGACTGTATAACTCCGTAGTAAGCGATCTTAGACATGTTAGTTTTTAAATCACCTCTACCGTTTACTATATCTCTAGCTGCTTTTTCTTGTATACGCATGTACTGCATTGGTGTATTAGACCATGCAAGTATAGTTCTACCTAAACCAGACGCTTGTTGTTGAGATATAAGATCTGCCCTTGATGATTGCTGATTAGTCTCTGTTAACTCTTGGAACTCTAAAAAAGCTTGCTCTTCGGCTTGTTGCTTGGTTTTACCTTGCTTAACTAGCTCTCTTATTTTGTTTCTGTAATACGTAGAACCTCCTGCGCATATAGCAAAACTGTCGGCAATCTGTGTAGGTGTAAAACCTTTTTTAATTAACCAGGCAACAGCTGCTTTAGCTGGGTTTTTCTGACCTGCCATAGCAGCCGCAAGCTCTGCCTCTTGCACGTTGTATTCTAAACCAGCCCTTCTTTGCTTAAGCATTGGAGAGTTCCATAACATAGAAAAATCTTTCCAATATTGCTTTTGGTTACCAAACGCTTTTGCTGCAGCAACTGGATTATTAAACGACCAGTTAATATAGTTAGTAGCAGATATGGTTTGAAGCATTGCAGATCTCATGTTTAAAAACATCGTTGCTCCAACAGAACCGTTAATCCAATTGTTAAACTGATTAGTTAATCTATTAGCACCTGTAGGTCTATTAGAACCTGTTCTCATTCTATATAGACTATCTTCAAGAGCTTCTCTAAATTTACTTCCTTGAGTAGCTTCAATTTTATTTAGATTAGTTGGCGTGAATATAGTGTCGATGTTTTGCTGCCACTCCTCTAAGTACTCAGCTCGTCTAGCTTTGTTGTTTAAGTTAAACAAGTCTGATACAATAGTTTCACCAATCCAATTAGCCGATGGCTCAACCCACGTACCTTTACCTATCATGTTTAGTTGCTCAGCAAAGTTACGTAAATCAACGTCTTTATTAATAACATCAGTCATAGACTTTAAATCTCTCATAGATAGCTCAGGAATATCAAATCCATTTTTCTCCCATAAGTAAGTCCTAATAGCTTGGTCAAACGTAAAAGCAGATCCAGGTAGTCGCTTGTTTAATTTTCTTTTAACACTAGGTATATCTTTATACAAAGCCTTAAGATCTTCAGAAGCTCTTTGTCTAGACTCATTCATTTCTCTATTGGCTCTAGCAAAAGGCTTAACTAAGTTTTCTTCAAAGAAAGCTCTGTCAGCATCACCTCGTTTACCTTTACCCATAAAGTTTTGCATAAGGCCCATAAAGTCTTGAGCGCCAGGCACTACAATTGACTGAGTGTACCTACGCTTACCTAGCATTTTACCTTTAGCTCCGCTAAATATCTTCTCGTAGCCAATACCAGTTTTACGCTCAATCATTTTATTGAACTCCAAGTTCATGTCTTGCGAGGCTAGTCTACGCGCTTGTTGAACGTTAGACTTAATATCAAGTTGACCTAGCACTTCTTTAACAGCTTCTACGTTAGGTAAAGCGTCGTCGACAAAGTACATATCATTATAACCTTCAGCAAACTTTTCCAACATCCACTGAGCCTTGGCTGCGCCTTCGCTCTTGCCTAGGCCAGTAATATTTTCTAAAGGTATGTCTATGCCTTTACTTCTAAGCCAACTATGTATAGGTTCAGCCGATGCTTGTTGTCTAGCTGTTAATACAAACACATTGTTTGATCCGTACTTGCTTATTTGATTTTTCATCTTCTGTAGCAGTGGTCCATCGGCACCACCTCTTACATTTGCAAAATCAGAAAAGTCAAATTCATACCCTTGCTCGGCATACTTAGGCCCTTCAATTGGCCACTGTTCGCTACTAATTTCTACGCGCTTACCATCTTTAGTTGCTACAACAAAGTTTTCTCCATCTACAATTAAAGTCTCGTCAAAATCAAACGTGCTCATACCCTTCTTCTTAGCACGAGGGTTTCTAGAATTAGCCACAGCCTTCTTCATGTTTTCCATTTGCTCAAGCATACGGGTAGGCTCTAAATTCTTTTCTGCCAAACGAGGGCTTATCATCTCTGCGTAAGATTCTCTAAGCATAGCACCTCTTTTAGACACTTCAGCAACGGACAAACCTGTTTTACTATAGACCTTGCCGTTTCTATAGTTAACCAGCGATAAATCAAAAGGAGATTTATGGTTAGCCATATAATACCTAGATTCTATAGGATCCATACCTGGCACGTGGAACGATGGTAAATCAGTTTTTAATATTTTATTTACCATTGTGTCTAACGACTCTGGTATAAGAGTAGTATGATAATCTCGAAGAGTAAGCTCTAACGCTTTAGCTTGTGGTGCCGCGCCTTTAGACAATATATAATCATATATTCTAGCTTTCACGTTCTGAGCTGGAGTAGTGTGTTCAAGCACCCAGTTCTTTCCGTATTTAGCCTCTATATCTGCTCTACTCATTTCAGGTAGCACGGCTAGCGAGGCTGATTTTTTAATCAAACCTTCCATAGGACCTCCTTGCCCTTCAACGATCTGCCTAACTTGACGATATGTTATGTCACCATTAGTATACATATCTTTTATTGTCTCTATTACAGATGATTTTCCTTTACCATCAAACAGAGCTTTCTTGTTTTCTTCGCCGATATTATCAAACTTGTCGCGGGCTTCTAAATCCCATAATCCATCTTTTCCTGTAACTCCTTCTAATACTTTATTCTTCTTACCAACTCCATCTGAATCTGCACGTGAAGATCCTTCGTAGTCTTTTAGCTTAACACCTTCAGACTCTAGTCTAGCGTATACACCATCGGCAGCCTCTTGTGCTTTAGCAGCTGTCTCAAACAAAGCAAACCTGTTATCACTTCTAAACTCAGTATTTCCCTCGATCATATTCTGTTCTGCAGTCTTAATGAGGGTTACGCTTAGGATTTCTAATGGGTTTTCAGGGTTTTCAATTTCTGATTTACTAGGCTTCTTGTTAGTCGTCGTTACTTTTCCAGTTCTTTTATTTCGTACTTCATACTCTCTGTGCGATCTATAAGTACCAAGACCAGCTCCTTTACTTATACCTTCTTTTATTAAAGCTTCAAACGCTCCTTTACCCTTAACTCGAGTTAGAGTTTCTATAATACCACCCTCCATAGTAAAGGCGGCTTGTCCTTCTCTAATGCCTTCTATACTGTCATATAGATTTTTTGTTTCAAGAGCTTCAAATCCATACTTAGCCTCTATTGATTGCAAGCTTTTTGGGTATGCAATAGCTTTCATAGACGCTTCAATAGCTCTCTTAGGCGTCATAGTTGTAAACGTAAACTGCGCTTCAAGTTGCGTTGCAATTTTCTTTATGTCTGCCTTGCTTATATTTTCAATAGGGTTGTTTGCAAAGTGAGTTATCATAGCGTGCTCAAAAGCTTTTTCTTCTCCGTCAGTAACAGCTTTTTCGTACAAATCTTTAAACTCTTTACTTTCGATTTGATCTAAAAACTCCATTTGCTCAGTAAAATCTTTCAACTCTAACCTTGAACTAGCAAGCCTAGCTTTACCCGCGCTAATCTGATTAGCTAAAATCTCTGTAGCGATACCTAGCTTTTGAGACACAGCAGGCAAGTTTTCCATAGCCGCCTGGTATGTCATACCTCTAACTACTTCTTCCATGTAGTTCTTTCTAATACCCTCTATGTTTCGCGCAATGGCTTTCTCGTTTTTAGAACCAGGTTCACTAGCGTATTCTTTAGCTAGCGTATTGTCAATGTCATACCTAACTTCACCACCACCAAGTTCAACCTCTTTTATACCTAATCTCTTAAGTGTTTCAGCTTTGCTTAGTTTAAGTAGCTCCTTAGGGGTGTTACCTTGACCTGTAGGATCTGCTTCAGCAGTGAGTCTACCGGTTTCTTTAGAAGTAAATTCCGCAATACGCTTTGGTGTTCCATATAAAACCTCTTTGTAGTTTGCTGGTTGACCTTTCTTAGCTATATTAATTGTTTGTAGAGTGTTGGCTACACCAATAGCTTTACCTTCTAGTTCTACGTTACCAGTTCTAGTAGATAGTGTTCCTTCTGGTAATGCAGATTTTTTAGCTATATCTAGAGTTCTACCTATAGTTTCAATGCGCTCTGCAGTATTCTTACCAAATACTTTGTCAACTATTTCTTTTGGAGTTTTTATATTTTTTAAATCACGATATGAAGTAGGTATGTCAGACGTTGTTTCTATATAATCTTTAACAAACTTGCCATGCTCTTTAATACCCTTTTTTATTTGCGACTCTCTTCCTTCAGGGGCATTGTCAGTAAGTCTTTCTCTTATATCTATTCTAAGTCTAGCATCAGTCTTGTTATTTAGCTTCATTTCTGAAGGAGTGTATACTGGCTCTTGACCTGGCTTTAAATCTGTTGTAGTCCCTGTAAATTCAGTCTTTTCAATACCAGGTCTCTTTAACGCTGTACCTAGTTTATTTACAATGTACGAATTTAAATAAGCATCGAGATCATCATTTTCAATACCTTCTTTTCCATCTGTCTCTCTAAACTTTCTATTAAAAGCATCTAAGTGTTTTAATAGTTCTGGCCTAGTAATATCCCACGCAAAATCTTCTCTTTCAGACTTAGACATGTTCTCAAATGTAGGCGTTTCAAATCTTCCTTGACTTTTAGCCACGGCTATGGTCTTACCTCTATAAGAACTTATTATAGCATCAATAGCCTCTCCTTGTCGTTGAGCGTCTCTACCTACTAAGTCTTTGCTAAACATAATGTCCTTATGGCCAGCGTGTATTCTATTTATCCTTTCTTTTCTAGCGTTATCTGATTCGTTTTGCGCAGGTCTATCGATTACCAAAAGATCATCTATTGATCTAATAGCTTGTATATTTTCCTGCATTTTTGCCTCATAACCTTCTGGCTTGTTTTTAAACAAATCAACGTTATCTTTAATAAGATCACGTCGTCTTTTAGACTCTGAAGCTAATCTACTTGTTTCAGTAAAATGTATACCTTGCTCGTTGTAAAGCCTTTCCATCTCTCTAGCCTCAGGGCTACTTGGCTCAGCTATAACATCTTGCAAATGCTCAAGCACTTTTAAACTATTCTTACCTCTGTTAATGCTTTCAATATAGTTACCAAAGAACTCTACTATGTCTGCCTCCTTTGTAAAATTATATTCTTGGTTTAATTCTTTTCCTACAGTTTTCTTAACTAAATCTCTAAGTTCACCAAACGCATTTGCTTTTCTTAAATCTCTTAAGTTTTCTGGCTTAGATAAATGCTCAGCTATATGGCTAAATAGCTCCCAGTCTTTTGCTCTAGCGGCTTCCCATGGTGTTTTTTCTACATCAAACTGACGGTTCTGCTCTACTATCTGATCGTAAAGATTTTCAAAAAGCGGTACGTTTCCATCTGGATCTACACCAAGTTTAATTTTTTTAGCCACACCCATAAGTTGTTGCACAAAATCGCTTTTAAATCTAGCATTAGTACCAAATAGTATCTCCATACCTGAGTGACCTAGCTCGTGCGGAGCATACCCTTCTGCAAATTCTGCCACGTTATATCTTACTACTACTGTCGAGCCTTTAACTTTTTTACCCATTAAGCCGACGTCCATTACATTACCGTCTTTGTCTTTATAGTAAACCTCTGCGTTTCTTTTCTCCATGGGTTTCATCAAGATCTCGTAGTTAGCAGCGCCTGATCCACTAGGCTTTTTATTAACCTCTCTTACCTTACCAGTTCTTTTATCTCGTATTACATACGTGTCAGGGCTACCATATTCTACTTCAACGTTAGCGCCTTTTTCTTTATAGTGCTTAACTTGCTCTAAAGTTCTAGTCTTTAATCTTGAAGCGCCTATAGTTCTATCCATTAAATCTAAACCGTCTTCGCTTCTTCTTAATTGGCTAGCTAGGCTTTGAATCAACTGCGAGTAGTCTGCAAAATATTCCTTAGTCATAGGCTTTCCGTCCTTTGTCTTCGTACGGTATGCCCTCATTCCAGGCCTTGCGACTATTACAAAGTCTTTTGTTTGGTAGTTCTTTTTACTAGCAACTTCAAAGTCTTTACCAGTTTTTTTGTTGAAGATAACGTAGTTGTCTCGTGTTTCAAAGATAGCGTCTTCTGCTTCTTTTTTAGCTTCTCTTAAACTTTCTATTGTACCGGCTTTTTTATAAGCAGCTTTGTGCGTAAAACCAAAAGCGGTACCCATAGCCCAGTTGTTAGCCCAGCGTTGTAAGTTACTTGATCCATCGCCATAATGCTCTTCTATCATGCCGCTAAACTCTTCGTAACCCATTAAGTCGTCGGTTAACATAAGTCCAAGCTCTCCAACCTCACTACCAACCGTGAAGCTTAGAGGTCCTTTAAATGCTAAGTTATATATTTTTTCTAGCCTTGGAGCGTTGTTAGCCATCATAGCACCAAATCTAGTTTTTTGAAAGGCTGGACTAAACGTGCTCGCGTTTATAGTGCCTAGCATCGGTGATAAAATCTGTGTTGCACCACCAAAGCCAAAACCAGTAGCAAACGACTCTAGTCTTGCGCCTGAAGAAGAAGGTAAAGAAGCAAACTTTGCACCTTCAATAGTAGACTCAGTTAGAAAAACTCCAACTTTAGAAGCTAAGCTAGCGCCTTTAGTTGCCTCATAACCACCCTGAGCTAAATACACTGATAAAGGTAATTTAGCGTTGTTTGCCGCTGCTGTTGCTTGAGCTACCGTTAAAGCTTGTTTTCCGTTCCAATATCTCTTAGCTTTATGCGCTTTGAGTATCATGTCTAAGCTTTTAGTACCACCAGCAAAAATTTTAGCTGTTCTTAACGAAGCTGTAGCCTTGTTTGCTATGGCAAACTCAACAAGTATACCTGCGCTAGAAGCAAGTCCCTCACCAAATTGTTCTCCAAAACTTCGATCAATGTAAGCTTTTTGATCTCCTCTAATTTCAATACCAGCGTTACTTAAAGTAGTAGTGTACTCGTCTATAACTTCTCTTTCTGTATAGTTGCCATAACCAAAAGCCGCGCCTTCAGGATTAAACGCTTGCCCTATACTATCTATAAAAGGCAAGCTCATAATAGCTAATTTTGCATAGTTTTGAGCGTTATTCTTTTCTATAGATATAACATCTTCATTTAAAAGATATATTCTTTTTAATGCCTCTTGTTGTATTTTAAGGTCTCGCATTTGCTGCCTTAATATATTTCTTTCTGCAACTCCATCTGCGTCAAAAACGTGATGAAAGTTTGATACACCTCCGCTTGTCTCCATTCCAAGTGGGTTTGTACCGCTTTTCATAAAGGATTCCTCACTATCCATCTTGTTGGACAAAATCAACGCCTCGCGCAGAGTCATATCTTTATTAGTTGTACCAACTTGTGTAGACTCACCAGTCGCAAAGTTTGACTCAAAATAAATATCTGGTCGATAAAACTCAAAACTTTGAACTTCGTTTAACTTTGCGTTTAAAACAGCTAGAGCCTTAGCATTTTTTTCATAAGCCTCTCTAGCCATATCTCTTGGCGTTAAGTTTGTATTACTTGCAAACTCTGCTCTTAATTCATTTTCTTGCTGCTGTATTTCCCCACTAACGTCTTCAGTATTTTCAGTAACAAACGGGTTGTCTTTACCAACTGGTCTAATTAATTGCCCTGTAGTTAAATCAAATAGCATCTCATATTCCCCACCTTCTTCTCTAACTTTCTGTATGATCTGGTCTCTTCTGCTTATATAAGATTGAATCTCAGCATAACGCAGGTTTTCTTGATTATCTAATTGGTAGTTAATACTAGCTAACTCTCTCATCAAAGGATCTTCAATAGTATTAATCTGAGAAGCCGTGTATGTTTTAAAGAATTGTTCTGCGTCTTTTATGCTTACGGTTTTTCCTTCTTTAGCTTGATAACCACGCACAATTCCACCTGGCCTATTCCCCACTCCTCTGTCTAAAGTTGGATCATACTCACCAACAGCCATGCCAGGAACAAGCGTAGTAAGCGTTATGTCTCCCTGTAGTAATCTTTCATCAAAGCCAGCCGCTAAATTGTCTAAACCTTTGTTCTTGTAACCCTCAATTTCGGCGTGATACCTTTCTTTAATAATGTGATCTATATCTGAATCAGTTAAAGCAGGGTAAGCTTTTCTAACTTTTTGACCAAACAACGTCCAAGCATCTTCAGTACCTAAACGACCCTTTACTTCTTTAAGAGCATCGTCTATTGTAATAATTCCGGCTCTTATATCTTCAACGCGTTTTGGATCGTCCATAAAAGCATGGAAACCGCTTCCGCCTTCTCCAAAATAATTGTCTAGCCAAGTTCTTGAAAAAGATTCTTTTTGCTCTACCCACTCCTCTCCTTTTTCATCGGTTAAAGTAGGGTCTTCCTCTAAAAACGTAAGTAACTCTTTAGTAAATTCTGTGCTACTTCTAAGATTAAAATTCTTCGATACACCATGAGAATTAGTTATAGTTATGTTATTAACACTAAGATACCTACCACTGCCATCAGAGTCTTCTCCAATACCTTCTTCTACTATGTAATCATTAGGAAGATACGTTGTAAGCTCCTTTGCAATCTTCTCTTCAGACCACCAACCACCAATATTTGTGTTAATAATTTCAGTTACAACTTCTCTAGCTTTTGTCTTTTCTTTTGTAGCTACAGCTTTTTGATATACTTTAAGAGCTTCGTTATACGGCTCTACAACCTCTTGATTATACAACTCCTCTACCTTATTAGACCACTGCTCTTGCATGTCCTCTTGCGCCTTTTGAATCTCTTCGGCTGTTGCGTTGGGTGATATTACAGATGTATCAAGTTCGATTTTATTTAATCGATCACGGTTTTCAGTATACCAATTGTTGATACCCTGCATTTCAGGTTTTTCAGCGTTGTTAGCTCTAACAAGATTTTCTTCAGAACTATAACCTTGCTCTTGGCCTTGTCTCATTTGAGCCAAAAGAGCCTCTTTTTCTTTATCTTCTTCTGACAGCTCTTCTTCTACCGGCTCCTCTCCATACATCATTAAATCCGTAATCCTCTGCTCTTCTTCAGATATTGCGTCCGGCGTAGGGCCACTTAAACGTTTATCTTCTGCTTCGCGCAAAAGCTTCCCCAGCTCCTCCATTCTTTGATGTTCAGGACTAGATGTGTCTATACCAAACGAAGCGAATAAACCATACGGGTCGTTTTCATTTGTATACTCAGGAGTTTGCGGGGTTGTTGGCTCTGGTACATCTAGGCTTAAGTTAAGTAATGATTGATCAAAATCAATAACCCCAGTAGTGTCTGGCATATCGTAGGAAACCTCAGGCATCTGTATGTTTTGTGAAACATCAAAAGTACTCTTTACCTGCGTTCCAAAAAGCCCTGTCGTTGCGCCGTCTTCTTCAGTTGCACTAGAGCGAGTAACACCTACGTTAAGCACAGTGCTACCTATATTACGCTGTCCTGCGTTACGTTGTGAAGTAGGTTGTGATTCAGGTAAACCAATAGAATAATCTCTTTGGAAATCACTAAAACTATTAGTATACAAATTGCTTTGTACAGCAAGTTTATTGTATAGTTCTCTAGCACCTTCTGGTGAACCATAGTCTATTTTAAACTGCTCAAACGAGTTGGTGTAAAGCTCTTGTTGAAATAACTTTGTATATAATTCTTGCATCAATCTTGCTTGTTAAGTGATCCAGGTCCTAATCTGTCTTTCGCAGCCGATGTTGATCTATTGTCATCAAAAGTACTATTAACGTTAGTTGTTACATAGCCCATAACAATCTTTCTGAAAAGCTCAACGTCTTTTTGAATCATATTAATAACCTTATTCCTATCCTCACCTTTAAGGGACACAATTAAGGCTTTATCTTCAGCATCGATATTGCCATCGTTATTAACATCAAACGGAGGTAATTGATCTTTAGCTGTACCAATTAAAATATCTGTAAACAAAGCGTCTGACTCCTGCAATATCTGTCTAAAGCTTTTGCCGTTGTTCATAAACACAGCTCCGCTATTCATCATTCTATCAGCGTTATTATCATTAATGTTTGTGTTGACCCAGTCGCTAGCTTCGTTAATTAACTCTTTACGCTTGTATGTAACAACAGGGTAATCCTCGCCGGCCGCGTTTTCTGGTGCCTCAGGCATGATCGAAGCTGTTGCGGAAGTACGCTTCATAAGGTCTCCAAATGCTTTAGCTTCATTAGCTGGTTTAGTAGCCATTTTAATAAACTCAGTTACATCTTTTTTATATATCTGCTGTGGTGGATCGCCATACTCAAAGTACGCTTCATTATCGTCATCGTACATTAACGTAGTGTTTTTTTGGCTTATTAACTCCCTCATATTGTTGAGCATCTCAGTGCCTCCCGGTATATTTTCTAGCATTTCTAAATCAAGACCAGTAGGCATAGCGTTTCCGTCAGCGCCTACAGGGTTCATTACGTCTTCTAGTATAGCAACTTGCTCTTTCATACCTTGTATGGACGCGTTACGCTCACCCATTTCCTTAAGCATAGTCTCTTGCGTTTTTTTATCTGCGGCTAAAAACGCTTCGCGTTGATCTGTTTCAAAAGCTTTAGCTTGGTCAAACGTGCTAGTTGAATAAGCACTTTGCCTAGAACCAAGGTTGTCTATGGCATCGTTAAAGCTTTCTACAGCTAACTCATGCCTTTCTTCTTCTGCTTGTCTAGCTTCTTCTGCCGCTGCCAACCCGGCTCCTACTTGCTGACCTGCTGCTGTAAGAGCGTCGCCGGCCATAAAGTCTCCTTCTTTACGCTGCCCAGCCTCGGCCGCGCCTTTTATACGATCTAACGTGTCTGCACGTAGTCTATAATCTAGTGATCTGCTTGCTGCTTCTTTTGACATTAGTTTTCTTCTTCTTCTTTGTTTTCAATACCTGCCATGGCTTCACCTGCTGCTTGGAAAGCTTTTTTCGCCGCGTCGTCTTTAGCTAACTTAGATATACCACCCATAGCCGCGGTGCCTAAACCTGTTACACCTGCCTGTATACCTTGCATCTTCTGTTGCTCAGCTAATCTTTGATTTTCTCTTTGCACAGCGAGTTCGTCAGCTGACATACCCATCAGAGATTCTATCTTACCCATCTCAGCTTGTCTAGATATAAGTTCACCTTCACGCTCAAGGCTAGCAAGTTTAGATGTTTCATCAGCTGCTCTCTGCTGGTTAGATGCTTCTTGTGCGCCAATTGATGCTGATGCTTTCTGTGCGTCTAATGAACCTTGATTAGCTAACGTTTGAGCTAACGCAGCAATACCAGATCCACCAGCAGCGCCTCTCATGCCTTGCATTAGATTAGCTTGTTGCTGCATCTGTTGTTGCTTCATAAACTCAGCCTCTTGCTGATTTACTGTAAGATCCTCGTATGCGTTTTCTATATTAAGATAAGGATTACTTGTGTCTAATCCTTTAAACATTTCCTTCTGCGCGTCTAAATCTGCTGCCGCTTTTTTAGCCGCCTCTGCTGCTGCTTTAGATCTTTTAGCACCATCAATAGCCTTAATAGTACCGCCAATAGCTGATACAGCGCCTGTTACTACTAATGCAAAACTCATGATCTATTTATTTTTAATGTATTCATCGTATTGTTTATAATCTACAGACACCGTCTCTCGTTCAATCTCGTCTATGTTAGTTGTGTTTGTAGGATTTTTATGGGTATTATACCACACTGAATTTTCGTGCGCATAGAGAACGCGTTTAATACCTGGCGTAGCTATTATATGACAAGGAGCTACGTAATCTTTTCTACCTTTTTCATCTGCAACTGATACGTGGCCTTCAGTTAGAAAACACATGTGTAAATGTTTATGTATTGCGCCTACCACTGCCGAGTCTTTACGCATTGTCATCTTACGTATATACACACCTTCCATAAAAAAGTGTTCTATCGGTAGTACTTGACTATCAGTAACTATAGGCTTATCCTTAGTACCTTTTATAATATTTTCTCCGTCTGCTAATTCAAACAGATCTTGTTCGAGTTGTGTTACTGCTTTTCTAAAGCTTTTTTGTAACTTGTTATCAGTCATTAAATTTAATTAAAGTATACTGATATATAGTTACACTTATTAGTGTTTATTTACTACTTTCAAAAGCATCCATGCCTATAGAGAACAGCTCTGCTTCAGTTGTAGAGTTGTTTACAAACTTAACGCTAGCATAGTATCCTAATATAGAGCTTAAATTAGCCTTGTTATCTTTGCTAAACAATACGAACTTAGTAGTGCTGTTTAAAGCGCCTGGTAATATTGTATCGCATATAACTGCTGGAGTAGATGACTGAGCATCATTTATCTGTCTTATCTGTCCTATTTCTACAACAGATCCACTGTTTTTTGTAAAACCACCGTCAGCTGAAGTATCTACGTAGTACGCAGTATCTCCAACTTGACACGAAGAGTTTAATGGCGCAGAAAACGTTAGAGTTAAAGAGTAAGGCATGTTAGTTGTGTGTTGTAATTAATGAATCTATGTATATTGGAAACGTAGCGCTTTTGCTTAACTCTCTAACTTTCAAATTACCAGATATAACAATATCGTTACCCACCTTGTTTGACTGCAAGTTTATTAAAGAAACATGTGGATTTGTAGGTTCAAACGTAAGATTGCCTATAGCAGTAGAACCAGCAGTTTCTAATTCAAAAGTATTACGGTCAGTTATAGAATCTACAGTTCCTACCGTTGCTCCACTAGAGTCTTTTACAATCATGCCAGGTATTATACCTCTTGTTCCGTGAAATTCTGGAGTTGCATACACCGATGTTAGCACAACTTGATGAGTAAAGGCAGGAAAATTGTTGAGATTTACAGTAGTAGAGTTTGTCGTGAAGCCTGATTGAAGCCTTTCTATGTTATCTGAATTAAGCCCACCAACCTTTAAATGACCACTGTCTTGTACGCTTAGAACTTTACCTTGGGCTGGTGATACAGTAAAAGAAAAAGGAACTATATCAACAGCGTCGCGCTCAAATCTAAGTCTAGTGTTGTCTTCTACAGTAGAAGCTGAGCTTAGTATTATAGAATTATTTGTTACGCTTGATACCGTAGTTCCGTGAGGTATGCCGCTACCTGTAATAAGCATGCCTGGCAATATATTTTCATTAGCCGTGTTTAACGTTAGTCTAGTAGAAGAAACCCCGCCAGTGCCACCTCTATATATACTATACGGGTTTGTTTGTTGACCGCGAACATCACCAACTATTTTTTCTGGTCTAGCAAAAGTTATGTCAGAAGGAAGAGTAGCATAGAGGGAAGAGTTGAGTGTTGACAGAGTTATTGTGCCAGTAAGAAAACCTTTTTGTATAATACTTTTAGGCTTAGCTTTTATTTTAGTAATTTTACCTTTTTTCTGTGTACCTCTATCTTCTACAATTACATCATACCTCTGCGCTGTAAGATCTGCATTTTCATAATAAATTGGATCTAGCGCAAATTCTTTAGTTGCTTTACCGTTTTCATCTAGTGTAAATTGATTACCAGATCTATCTGGAAATTTAAGCCCCTCTACTCCCAATGGCACACTACCCTCAAATACCGTGAAGTCTTGATTTTCAAAATCATAATCACTAAATCTTATTACACCAACAAGGTGACCACTTAAAGAATCAGTTTTACGCGTGCCGTCTGTTAGACTTGTTGTTTTAAAAAGATTAATAGTGCCAACAGAACCTGGTTGCCCAGTTATTATTATTTCAAAATTACCGCCGTCAGAAGGTACTTCACTTGGAACTTCCACCTCTGTTACAACATCAGTTTCAGCAACCTGTATTTCTTTTAAAGGTACTTCAAAATTTAACTTATGACCGTCGTTAATAGTAAAATCATCAATAAAACCCATAAGAAAAGGTTGCACGTTAGCAAATACCCTTACCGTAAAAGACGTTATTTGATTAGAACTATTAACAGACTGTTCTACCACGCTTGCCGCGTATAAGCTATCATTAATATTACCCATTAAAGGATTTCCAAACGTGAACACGAAGCTATTTGGAACGTATTCGTAGAAATAACCTGTATTAGCTGCGAAAGTTATTTCTTGTATAACGTTTGTTGCTGAACCGTATAAAAAAGATGCAGAGTTTCTAAACACAGATCCAGCGGTTACAGTTGTTTCTGTAACATCAGTTAAATTAACATTAGTAACGGTGTGCTTGCTAGACAAAGAACTATCTGTTAACTCTGCAGTGGTCTCTAAAACAAAATCGTGAGTTGTGTTAAACGTGGGCGCTAGATCTTGCTCGTCTATGTCTACATAGATAGGTGCCGCAGATGAAGGTGTGTACGCGTTCAAGTGTACGGTTGCTTTAACTTTATTAAAAGGTGTTCCAACTAAAGATCCATCAACAGGATTATCTGTAAAAACTACTTTAGATACTGGAGCGTCTACATTACCGCCGGTCCACGTATTAGTAGGACTTTCAGTAGCTCCACCGATTTTAAAGTTTTCTTTTTTAATATATGCCCCGCTCCAATCATTTGTGAATGAATCTGGATTCATCGCTGTGATTTCAAGCTCCACCGTTTGCCCGGCTTCAGCGGTTCCACCAACCGCATCAAATGTATTTGATATTACGTACCAGTCTGCCATATTAATCCGCTGTTGCGTCCCAAATATCACCGCTACCATCAGCTCCAACGTAGCTTGTAGAAGTATTATTTGCGACTGTTATTGTTAAACTTTCTCCAAGACTAGGGCTACTATGAGCTAATGAAGCAGTACCTAAACCTTGAACTGTAAACTCTCTTTCATCTAAATTAGTTAATGCTGTAGTCACCCCGCTAGGATACCCGTAGTATTTACCTTCTTTATTTTTAAACTCAATTTCACCACACTCTTGTAGGTTAGTATATATGTTGTCAATATACCAACCAGCTGTTGTTGCTTCAATATTATAGTACTCACCATCTGTTATAGAGCTGTTTGTTTCAAGCCCATATCCAGAGCTATAATCACCAGTTAACCAAGAGCTGCTGCTTTCTGTATCGAAATTAGTTATTCTACCAGCAGTACCTTCATATGCTATAGCGCCCCAGCTCTTAACACTTTCTGGGCCATCGTTAAATATTACAGTTACGTCTGAAGTGTATTGAGTACCATAGAAATTATTTCTTGTTTCGTTTACATGATGCTCCCATATATGGCCATTTAAAAAAGTGTAGTATTTATTATTTAAGCTAATACCATCTTCCATCGTTCTAAAGAAAGTAGCTCCACCTACAGTAGAACTTACATAAAACGTTTTAAAGCTAGTCCACCCATCTGACATCTCGTTAAAAGAAACTACAGCTTGTTCAGAAGGTAATATTTGTGAAGGACTTACTTTTTTAGATACAGCTATATTATACTCGCCTTTTTTAACATCATAACTACCAACAACTTTATTTACGTCTTTAGCAAACAAATCAGCAAAATAATCTCGCATACCTTTATCAGATATAGATCTTACACCTTCTCCACCTAGAACTAATACGTGACCTCTAAATACATCAGTAAAATATATATTGTAAGGTGTTGCTGCAAATGACTCAGGGTTTTTTCCAATACCGTAGTTTCCTTGGTACGCTGTTGCAGATCCAATAACTTTGTTGCTAGCTACAACTTGAGAATTACCATCAGCATTAAACAGCATGTCCTTATTGGTTTCCGCTCTAAGGATTTTATCTTCACACATTATAATTAACCTTGTGTTTCTGTTATAAAGCCTTTGTATGCTACCGTAAACGGGATTAATATCTTTTGTTATAGGTTCAGCCTGTATAAACTGGTTTGTGTCATTAACTCCAGAATTAGAGTTATAAATACCAGACCAAATCATACCGTGTTTTCTTCTCTCTTCTTTTAAACTTCCTGGTAATACAGTAGAGGCTTTTACCCCGCTATCCATTTGAACTGCGTTAAAATCATCTCTAACTCTATCAGACTCTACACCGTTACCAAATGACCAACAGTTACTCCATGGTAATTTATACTCTGAAGAAATTAACAACTTTGATTGTATAGTTCCTTTTTTACCATGTAATCTAGCGCTTGTGCTATTTGGGCCAATGTTGCTTATAAGATTTACATCTACGCTAGATCCATCAGGCCTTTCTATTTTAATTTTACTAATATACTGATTAGTTGGAGTTGAAGTCGCTGGTGTTAATAAACCTAGCGCAGGAGAAAAGCTTATAGTCTCTTCATTTGTCCATTGCGTTACAGTGTGCGTTACTGACGATCTTGTAAATGTGGAAGAGCTAGCGCTTCCTCCCTCAAGTCCAAGTTCAGCAGGAACTTCTGTCCATGTGTTTATCTTAAACGTAGAACCTATAGGCACTAAATTTTCTTTAGTTTTATTAGATAAGTAAATAGGGTTTAAATTACTAGCTTGATAATATATATCTAGATCAGGAACCTCTTTTGGCTCAGTCTCCCATACAGCAGCGTCAGAAGCAAAGTGGTCGCTATTAACATCGTCGAAAGGTCTAACGATTTGTATTGCATCTTTTCTATTATCGCTAGGATACGAAGAACTCGCAGGTTGTGTACCTACGCCAGCATCATGTCTTAATGCTCTTCTAAACTTCGGGTTGTCAGCACTAGTAACTATATCTGGATCAGTACCGTGTATAGGACTATACTTAGAGCCTTGAGATCCTATAGGTGGATCTACTACTATTGTCCAGCGCTGTCTTAAGTTGTGGCCGTAATATTGATCATTCTCGTTGCTTGTCCAGTGGTTTCTAATACCAAAAACACCCGTGTATTTATTAGTTCCAGAAAAATATATTGATCCATCAAAACCAGTCCCGCCGTTGTTCTGAAAATTATTACCTTCTTTATATTGATGACCTGGGTTATTTGATTGATTGCTCCAGCCTATTTCATTAGATCCAGCTGAAAAGTTATGAAAAGATTTTGTTGTATAAACTTGACCGTCAGGATCTCGTTGAAACCTAAACCTAGTTCCTGGAGTGCATAGTTTTCTCATAAATTTCCAAGCTGCTGAGTAGATATTAGCGTCTTGAACATCTTTAAGTTGATGAGCTATAGGAAAATCATTATTGGTTAAAAATCCACTTTGATGGCCAGCGCCCATGCCAGTCCAAGATATATCCATACACTTACCATTAGCCCATATACCTCTACTTGGTTGACCTCTTCTATAACCTGTGTTACCTGCTAAATGCTGGTGGGTACCAAAGTGTGGAGCTACAGAGCCTTCTTCTTGAGCAGCAGTGTCTGGTTTATCAAACGATTGACCGTCTTTATGATATTGATTTGTGTAGTTATTACCAGGGGTATCGTCATCAGGAGCATAATCAGATTGGTTACCCTTGCCAGTCCAAGAGTATGCGGTGCACGCGTCGATAAAGAAATCTTTAAGACCAGCCATACCTAACCAAAATTCTTGAGCTTCGGTTTGATTAGAGCCAGTTCCAATACCTACTAAAGGACTTAACGGACCTATTGAATCGTCACTACCTATATCATAATACAAATCTCCTGATTTAACGCCAAACGCGTCAAAACTATCGCTTATGTCATCAGAATTAGTACCGGCTCCACCTCCCCAATAATAAGCAGATTGACTACTAAAACCATCGCCGGTATAATTTGTCCAAACGTGTTCTGTAGGATGTTGTCCAGGATGGGCTATAGATCCTGAAGTTACGCTACCACCGGCAAATCCATGTTGCACTTCAAAGTTAGTTCCAGTAGCTGCTCCCCACTCTTTTGCGTTATAAGGTACAACCCCTAAAGCTGATGAACTGTATACACCCGCGTTCCAATAACCATTGTTGTTTAAATACCTAAGACCCCATGTAGCAAGAATCTCGTACTGCTGGTCAAGGCTATCTGTTTGATCTATTATATACTGCTCTAGTAAATCGTCTTTAAACACTTTTACAAAAAATCTACCAGTATACTCTGCTTTCATTTTTGTATCATCAGCAAATAAAGTAAGCACAAGATCAGCGCGCATGTCTGCTGGCTGTTGACTTTCACCTAAAATAAACTCTACATCAGGACCAAAAACATTTTCTATCTTTAGTCTATAATCTCCATCAACTGCAGCATCACCTATTTGACTTAAGTTTGATATAACATATAACTCAGAAGCCATGTTATCATTAGGACCGTAAAAGCGTAGTTGAAGATTCTCAGGAGTTTTTATTTGAAAGTTATCTCCAAACGCGTCTTCGAAAGCTGTTTTAGTTACAGTTATAAAAGTTCCACCTACAGAAGGATATCCACTTTCAAGATTATCACCAATAGCAGATGTTGCCGCGTTATCAGCTCCCTCAAAAACTCCAATGCTACCAAGATTCTGTCTTTTTGTTTTAACCTCGTCTGGCACTTCGTTAGATATATCTATAACTTTGTATCTAGCTTTTTTATCAGCATAAGCATTTGATCCGTGGTTTTTCTTTAATGTTATATAAGAATCTTCAGTTATTTTATTTCTTTCAGACGAAGGAAACGAAAGCCATATGTTTTCATCAGACGTATAATACCACCTGTCCATCGTCATGTTGTAATACTCATCAGAAGAATCTTTTACATAAAACGAAAAGTACTCTGCCCAAGTAGGAATAGTTAAACTTTCTGAATCAAATTTTACAGTTAATCTATTTCTTTGATCAGCTACAGCATGTGGCAATTTTATAGTAGAATCTTTAGGCGATATAACAGGCGTTTCTCTTCCGTATTTGTCACTAAAAACTACTCCAACCTCATATAGTCTATCAGACTTTACTGACGGAGGTGCATAATCACCACCTACTAAGCTGGTGTTAGTAGATTCAAATCCTATGATTAAGTTAGGATCTTTTTCTACTGTATAGTTCTGTAAATAGTTACCGTATATAAGTCTGTTAGCACTTATTTCTTGTGCTTGCGCAAGGCGTGGTACGTTGTCGTAAGGGCGAAGCAGTTGATTAGAAGGCACTGTTCTGTAAATAGTGTCGGTATCTAAAACTATTTCTCCTCTTGATGTTGTTGAAAAAGAGTTTCCTTGATCTGGCCACATAGGATGTCCATCGCTTGGCTTTATTGTTTTTACAATATACACCGTAGGATTATTAGTTTCCTTGTATAGTATATCAATCTCTACAACATCCTGAGGTATGTCAAATTCTTGAGGATGATAGCCTTTTATTCTAAGACTTTTCGTTTGATTGATCATACCAAGGTTGTAACCTTGCTCTGGAATAAAGTCGTACGGACCGGTCAAAAAAGCAACTGCTGAAAACGGAGCAAACGTAGAATATTCTCCATCTTCAAATTTATATCTATACGAAAATCTTGGAAACTTAAAATCAAATAAAGTATCGCCTGGATCAATTCTAACATACCAAGTTAAATCACTTGCTGATATTTCATTGCTTATAGATATTATTTCTATTACGTAATTCTGGTTTATTGAATCAGGATCTGTAACACCAGAGCTTATTACTCTCGCTAAAATATCGTAATCTTCAAACTCTACTGGTCCTTGAGTCGCTGTTGATTGTCTTATAAGCTTTAGTATATCTCCATTTTCAAAATGAGCACCTTGATCAAGATTAATGGAAATAGTGTCTCCGTTGTTTAATGATTCATCATCATCAAAAAACGATTTATTTGACAGCGTGCCGTGCAATGGGTTTTCTACACCAGAAGAATTAACTCTAGGTACTGAAGTTCTAAAAGCATCTATTATCGGAGCTTGTGTAGGCGATGGCTTTATTACTGTTACGTGGCTTTCGTCTACAAAAACAGGGCGTTTATTATCACTCCTAGTAATAATAGCTGGTGTTCCTAAGATATCAACAGAGTAAATACCAAGAGTCAGTGAACCAGATTTAGTTACTAATCTAGTATTAAAAAACGGTAGTGACCCATTGAAAGTTTTATAAGTAAGAGATGTATTAGCATTAGCAAAACCTGTTAACGGGGTTGCGTCACCGTCAGTTGATTTCAATCCACCTGTTCCTGCTATAGATCTAGATATGCTTATTTTCTTTGGCTCAGATACATTGTCAGTCCAAAATAAAAAATCATCTAATATATTTATAGCAGTAATATAAATATTTTTATTAAAGTTTAAAACTCTTGGCGATATAAACTCTATAGCGTCACTAGCATCTACACCTGTAGGTGGAGTAAAAGCAGTGCCGTTTTGTTCTAACATTATTTTATAGCTAGAGTTTGAAGCGTTGTATATAATATCTGATACTTTAATATTATCAGCAGCGTTATATGTATTGTCACCTAACGTGCCTGTAACACGCATACCTATCCTAACGCCAGTAAAGTTAAAGTCTGCAGCAGAGTGAGTACCACCAGCTTGATTTGTTACATCACTTCCTTTAGGTATGTATAAAAAATCTTGGCTACTAGTGCTAGCTTGCGCAATAGTAACTTTTACTTTAAATATATCTACAAAAACGTATTTGAGACTTCTTGCTACAGTGTCAAACTGTATAATATAATCTTTAGATATAGCTGGAGATCCTTCGGCATTATTTAAATCACCAGAAGAAACAAAGTAGTATATATTATCTGTTGCTGGATCACTAATACAACCAACTACTGTAGATGTGTCTGCAACATCATAAACGTAACTATCACTTGAATCTTGCTTTATAGAGTTTCGTTTGATATTACCTAATAAAGTCTGAGCGGTGCCTACGTTAGAACCATCTGAAGTAGCTATCTGTATATTAGTTGCTTCTCTATATTGACCATTGGGAACAAGGCGCTCGTCCATGTCCTTGTTCATCTTGCCTTGAGAAAAGTTATGTGTTACTACTGGCATGTGTTAGTGCTTAATTGTTTTAGACTTACCTCTTAATACTTGTGTAAGTTCTTCTAATTTGTAATTAGATAATCTAAGTTTAGCTTTTCTAGTTTCAGCAAATCTTTCTTTTTTAATTTGAGTCAACAAAGCTTGCTGTGAGTCTTTTCTTGCTGAAAGCACTCCGTAAAGAATATGTTTGTATATTGCTTCTTCAGCGAACTTAGGTACTAGTGAAGAGCTTAGGTCTATAGAGGTATTATCAGCTGACGTAGATATACCATCACTAATGTATTTTAACACCAATGTTTTACCTGCTAGGTTAGAGCTAAAATGAAACTTACCAGCTGAGTCATCAATATAAAACGAGCCGTTTGCTTGAGCGTACTGCGGATCAATGCCATATCTACCACCTATTAAATCACCGTATGTATCATCAAATTCGTCAGAGTCAACATCACCTATATCAGTCGCGTTAGTTTGAGACTTATAATTACCCCACGTAGTAGAGTCTTCATCCGTGGTAAGATCATCGTTAGCACCTAAAGCGCTAGTATCAAAACCACCAAAGTCTTGAACATCGTGGCCTATGTCTAAAGGATTAGATGTTTTAGATGTTTTGTATATAGTTCTTTGTATACCGTTCGCGTCACTCCAAGCTAAGTTTACATAATTAACGTAATCAACAGGCATGACTAACATAAGCGAGGTTGGTACTACTACTTCCCAGTCTTTTGTACACTTAAGTGTATCATAGCTTAATTCTTGTAGAGATCGTATTGCATGGAACGTTATGTCAGCCATTACAACGTTTTCACACAGTTTTCCTGCGCCTACATATGTCGCCGCAAAAGAGTCTATAATTTCTGTTAGGCTTATAAATCTATAATTACCGTGGTCACCACCTGTTAAGTAATATGTTTTTTCTGCTGAAGTTAATATACCCATTATGAGATTTTTTGAATAGCTAATTCAGAAGCTTCTTTACCAGCAGCTATCTGTACTAGGCCAGGTTTGTTAAGAACTATACCTGCTAGTTCTAATATCTTGTAAACTACGGTGTCTGTTTCTGCTTTATGTAGCTCGAAATCTACAGCTAAAGTAGAGTTATACATTGCTTTACCGTTAATAACAACATAAGCCCAGTTAACTGTTTTTGGTACTCTAAAGCATTCAACAGTCACGCTGCTAGTTACTGGATCTACACCGCCATCATATACTTGTATATCTTGCCCGCTTGTTCTACTGTCGCAGTATATTGGTGCTTGGCCTGATGTTGTCGCCATGTGCCTTGTTGAGCTTTTTAATCGCTGAGCTTCAAATACGCTAACCTTTTGACATGGCTCGTTTCCAGAAAGCACCATACCTGTTTGAAAAACATCATACGCCGTGCCGCTCACAGTTACTGTAGCTGGAAACGTATGTCCACTTGTTACAGATTCAAATGATTGAAACGGCGCTAATTTTCTATCTATTAATTCCTGTATATCGGTTTCGTCAACTTCGTTTGTTCTGTTAGGCTCTTGAAGCTGTTTTAAATTTTTAGAGTAAAAATATGTTTCAAATATTTGTATTTGAGCTTGGTTTGCCAATAAGTTAAACTCCTGAGGAGTTATATAACCACGTTGCTCTTTGTTTGCAAGGGCTAATACTCTTTGATATACTGTGTCTACACTTATTGCCATAATTCTTTTTTTGTAGTTTTGCAACCACCCCGAAGGGTAGTTGCATCACCGTTGATTATTATTTTAATCGTTTTTCTATATTTGTATAAACTTCCATACCTTCATCTGTCTTAAACCAAGACGCTAATGCCGAATACGGGTGTTCATCAAAAGGAACTGTCATTAATTTCCTACCATTTGATCCCCATGTAAAGGTTCTTTGATCAGTAGACAGTTTAATAATATTAAGTTCAGTTGCTTTAATACCAAAGTTTCTTAGCGCTACATTTTCATCAGTAACTAATTCTAAGAATAACTTAGGGTTTCTCTTAGCAAATAGTATCAAATCTCTTTTAAGCTCCTTAGAACTCATCGTAGATACCTTAGAACCAATCTCAGCTCTTAACACTGCTTCTGCCATATCAACTTCTAGTTCCATGGCGCTATTTAACGCCATAACTTCCATTTCAAGCCAAGCAATTTCATTTTCTGCTTTTCTTACTGGTTTTTCTTCGTAGAACACTGTGTCTCTGTCTGGGTGATATAAAGATAAAAACTTTTGCAATATAGTTTTTTCTTTTTCTACTATAAGCATACCGTTTCTAAATATAATATGCTCAAGCCTTTGATCACCCTTCATCTCGTCAACGAAGCAAGTTCGTTGATTAGAACAATATTTAAGTTCTCTTTCGTAGCCTTTTTCTTCATCAAACCAGTGAACGTTTGCGCTTCTAATAGATCTTGACAAAGGCTTTTTCCTGCCTTTAAGTCTATATATTCTATTTTTAAACTCCCAGCCGTCACCTAGCTTTTTAGTAGTATCACCAGCTCGCTTCTTCTTAGGTTCAACATGAACCTCTTTCGTAACAGGTACTTCTTCAACAACAGTTACATTTTCTACAGGTTGATCTACAACCTCTTCTTTTTTATTTTTTGCCATAATATATAATATAATAAAAGTTAATATAAAACTACCCTACCCGAAGGCAGGGTAGTTTCATCAAATATAATCTTACTTCATCAACATGAAGTTGTTTGCTCCTTGCGTTACTAAGCAACGCTCAGATAAATAGTGAATCTGCATCGCGTCAAGCGCTGAAGTTGCAGCACCAACCGAACCAGTTACCCACGTCTTCATCTTACGGTTATCCGTATTAGAAGCTCTGTAACGAACGTGTAGGAAAGGACGCTTAAGGTTCTTACCTAGTGATTGATCGTATACAGTTGAAGTACCAGCTGGAATAATAACACCGCGAATAGCAGCAGATCCAGCAATACGGTTGATCTCTCCACGAGTTGCTTTGTCGTTTAAGTAACGGAAGTCAGACTTGTAGAAGTCGTAAGATCCGCGACGGAAACCAGAGAAGCCAAGGTTTAGAGCCATGTCTTCATCGTTTTCAAACACTCCATAAGAAGTTCCACCAGCACCGTAAGAGTTCATAGATGCAAGCATGTCGTCGATAGCTAAGCTAGTCGCACGGTTCACAAACATCATGTTCTCTTCAATAGCACCTTGCTTATCAAACTCTGCTAGAATAGCATCAAACTCAGCTAAGTCAGTAGCAGCGTTAACACCAGTAATACCTGAAGTTACGTTTCCGCGAGACTCAATAGCCGCGAATAAACCTTCAGTACCAGCGCCGTTTGCACCTGCGTCTGTACCATCACGAACAACACTTCCGTTGAAACCGATAAGAGAAGCAGCTTCTGTCTTTTCAGACTCAAGCATAGCCATCTCTAAGTAATCAGTGAAACGAGCACGAGTGTCTCCTGAAGCCTTTAGGTACCATAAGTAACCTGACTGACCTTCTTCACCTGTAACTTCAACCCAACCAACTTGAGAAGTATCAGATCCAGAGATCTCGTAGTAATCCTTCATGATGATTGGCTTGTTGCTGAACGACTTGAAAGTCGGTGTTAGAGCAGTACGCTTGTCAGCTTCAGCAGCACCAGTAATACCAGCATACTTTGCTCCTTTACCGTACTCAGAACCTATAACTAATAATACAGAACCACTACCAGTAGTAGCGTGTCCAGCAAGATCAGCCTTATCATAAGCCTCAACCGTGATAGCAGCTGTCGCTGGCGTCGCTACAACTAACGCTTTAGTTACGATACCTGCAGTAGCAATAAGTACGATATCGTTTACACGAACACCGTGGTTAGCTACAGCAAAACCGTTTTCACCGTCACCAGAACCGTCGATATCAGTTACAACTGTGAATGTACCGCTAGTATCACCAGCAGTAGCTACTGTACCAACGTATGATAAATGTAAGCGAGATTGCTCAGACCAAACAACTTGGTCAGACGTCATCGCCTCTTCAGCACCTACTTGAGAAAGGAAACCTGAGATAGTTCTTTGTCCGAACACTTCAGCCTCTTTCTCCATTAGGTCTGGTAAATATTGTTGCTCCCAGCCAGTTGAACCGCCTGCGAAGTCAATGTAGTTACTTGCTAAAGTCTGCTGCTGTGCAGTTGGGACTTTGTTAAGTAACGGTCCATTTGTAATTGCCATTTTTTCTTAATTTACTTTTTGTTTTTACTTTTAATTTTAAATTTAAAAGAATCAGAATCATCGCCTAATACTTTGAACTTCATGCCTCCAGATTGAGGCGCGCTGTACGCTCCTCTAGCATCTGTGTTGATGTTCTTAGATTTAGCAACTGTTTCTTGTATTGCATCTGCTTTACCTTGCTCATAAAAATGTTGAGCTATAGCATCAGCATGCATTGCTGTGTATAGACCTTTATGGTAACCTCTAGCGTCTTCCATCGTGTTCTCTTCGTTTAGAAACTTTCCAACAAAGTTATTAATATCACTTTGGCTTTGCTTTACCTGATCTGTATTCTTAACATTGAATCTGTATTTTTTATCTCCAACACTATATTCAAAACCTTTGAATTTGTCATTAAAAACCTGCTCGGTCTTTTTGTTAAATACGGACTTTTGTTTTTCAACAACTTTTTGAGTTTGCTCTGACTCTTTATTGTATCTGTTGAAAAAATCTACAGCTTTCTGTTGCTCGGGCGTGAGCTTTATTCCAGCTTTAATTTCTTCATAGTACTTAGACTTTTGCCCGTCTAAATAGGCTTTAGCCTCAGCAACTTGCTCTTTTCGGGCTAATTTTCTTCTCTTTATATCACGCTCATCATCTATTGATTCATCATAGGCAAATTGATCTTCCATCAAAAAGTCTACTTCTTCAGAAGATAAATGAGGTTTTTTTGTTTTGTAATATTCACGTAAAGCATCTTGATCATCTAATTCGTTTATGTCTCTATTTAGCTTTACGTAGTCATTAATATCACCACCAGTGTCATTCATAAACTCTACTAGTTTTTGTATGTTGTCAGGCAATGCCTCACCTGTTTGCTCAGACTCCTCAACAGCTTGTATAATCTCTTCTTCAAGCGCTTCTACTTCGTCTGTTATCTCTTCTAACGCTGGTGCTTCAACTTCGTTTTCATCAACAGGTTCTGCAACTACTTCTTCAGGTGTAGTTTCTTCTGCTGCCGGTTGAGATAAATCTACTTTAATAACGTCAGGATTATCTGCGCTATCAAACTTGCTTAAATCAAGCTCGGGTTTTTCTTCAACAACCTCTTCTTGAGGCGTTTCGTTTTCGACCTCTTGGATTACATCCTCAAGATCTGTTTGATTTTCTTGTTCCATCATAAAATATTATATAATTAATTACCAATTTGTGGGTTAAACTTATCTAAACCCATTCCGCCTCCTAGTATATCATTACCTGAAGACTCAAACTTTTTACTCGTTTGTTTCATATTTTCTCGCCTATCTTTACCGTCTTCTTTCATCCTCTCTACTCCCATAGCTTGCGAGCGTTCTTCGCCACGTAGTTTTTGATTTAATTCAAACTCGTAAGCCATAAGTTCTTTCTTTAATCTAACTTCTTCTTGTAGATGTTTTAATTTACCTTCGTTTCTTGTTGCCTCTAGTTGCAAGTCCGCTTGAGCTTTTGCCTGATTTTTTTGCATCTCAGTTTGAGCAATGGCTTGTTGAGCTTGCGCATTTGCTTGTGCTTGCGCTTGTGCGTTCTCTTGTTGGATTTTTTGATCTCGTTCTTGTTTTTTCTTACGTTTAATCTTTAACAGTTGATTAGCTAACTTTATATTTCTAACTTCTCTAATATCAATAGCATCATCTAAATCTATTAACTGTTGAGCTAGTGCTGTTTGTATGTTGTTTTCTAACAATTGTTTTTCTTCAGCGTCAGGTTCTAACTCAAGAAATATACCGAAATCATACAAGTGCAGTTCAGACATTTCTTTTAACGTAGCTACGTTATGTGATCCTATAGCCTGAACAAACGCATCGGCTGTTGGTGAATATTCAAGTATGTCTGATATTCTAAGAGATAAAGCTTCAGCCATAGACACTGTTAGAAAAGAGCTTGCGTTAAGTATGTGACGTGTAGCAACGTTTGAATTTGCGGCTGCTAGCTTTTGAACTCCTACTAATGACTTTGGATCTGGCACACTAGCATCTCTAGCTTCATTAAGGCCTGTTACATCACGTATCATCTGTAGATAATAGTTGTAATTGCCTATAAGAGCTTGTAACTTATTACCAGCACCTGCTCCGTTAGATATTTCTTGAATAGGTATTTTACCAGGATTTTGATCTCCATCTGAAGTGAAGCTTCTACCTATAACACTACCAGTTTGGAAGAACATATTAAGCGCTTCTTGTGGATTATAGTTTGTGCCGTTGCCTAAATCTACTTCAGCAAGTCCATCAGCATCAAGGTATACGCCATCAGGCACCATGCGCGACATTACTTGCTGTAACTTTAAATGTGTTAACTGAATCATATCAGCAAACCCAGTAATTCTACTAACTAAAGACTCGATTTTACCCTCATACATACGAGGCGCAACAAGAGAGTAATTCATCTTAACTTTGTTAAAGTCAGATTTATTACGCATCATGTTATCGGCTTTATTCCACTTGATCAACTTGTCTGTGCCTAAGACTATAGCACCTTCAAATAAACATTCTACAGATCGCTGTATCCTAGAGTAACCTCCTTCTTTGTTATTTGGCGGATTAAACGTGTCTGGTTTTTCTATTGCTTTGTATCCACCTGTTCCAGTTTCTTTAATCTTATAAACGTTATTCATATACGTTTTAAAATTAAAGTATAATACTTTTATTTTATTATCATCCGCCTCTTGTATATGCCTACCGTATGTTCCGTAGTATCTCTTTGAAGACGATTTTTTTATTTCTTCTAAATCACTAGCCGTAAGATTAGGAAACTCTTTTGCTAACTCGTTAATAGGTATTGTTTTTACTTCACCTATATAGTATATGTCATCAAAATAAGGAGACTCAGTGTAAGAATAAACTAAATCAGCAGGATCAACATATTCAACCTTTGCACCTTCACTAAAATTAAAATTAGTTTTTACACACCCTATGCCTAACACGGTAAGATCATATAAAACTCTTCTTCTAGTTAAATCATAATTACTACCCTCTAAAAGAACATTGATAGCTTGCTCTTCTGCTATTTCTACAGCCTGCTTATAAGTAAGTTGCATGTGCAAATCAAGCTCTTCTTTAGTATCAGGTAGTTGATCTTTATCTGTTTCATAAAGATCCATGTTAAACATCTCTTGTGCTTGATCATTAAACTGTCTTGATCTCATATCACGCTGTATCGACTCCATGTACTCGGTTCGCTTACTAACGCCGTATTGATCTTGAGAATACGCTTTTATATTAAACATACGCTCAGACATACCATTAACAACTATATCTACAAATTTAGGTATAATAGGTACTGGCTTCCAATCTAAATTAAGATAAGATAAATCGCCATTAATAGACAATTCGTCTTTATATTTTTGTATAGACTGCTCACCTCTTGCATACAGTCTTAATCTATGAAATGAATTTTGGGTATCAAGGTATCTGTTAGAATGATTACCTTTAAACCACTCATGCTCGATAGCTTGAGCTACTTTCAAACCATACTCTGCGCTCATCTTTTCAAGATCAGAAACAGTTTGAGATGGAAAATTAACATATACTGACTCAGCCATGCTTGTTTATTATTTGGGAGTTATACCCTTTATTATCATATTTAGATATATTCAAATTCAAAGGTGTTTTTTCTATTTTAGCGTTTGGTGCGTATAGGTGTCTGTTGCAAGCCATGATAGCTAAACCAGAACTTATTGAAGCATCGTGCTTAGTTCTTTTGTTTATATTAAACTTAGCCCAATCATTTAGTAGCTCATTAAAATACACAGTTCCATATTGACCGTCACCAAGATGACCAACGTGGTTTTGAATGTACATCTCTATTGCAGCCGCGTGAGCTTGCTTAATATCTTCACTAGAGTTTGGTATGCCACCAACTTCTTTTTCTGAGGTAGACATTTTTTTCCAAGTTCTATCTGGTCTGTTCATACTATATCCTCTATAGCCTCTACGTCTTAAATAGTATAGTAATCTTGGTTTGTTATTCTCTGCGAGTAACGGCATTCCGTAAAACACTAATGCCATTAATACATCTTCAAAAAATATCTCTGCGGTTTGTGGTCTTGCTATATACTCTAGGAAGAACGTGCTCGATGGCGCTTCTTCCATAGAAAATTTTGTTAATCCGTGTAATGCTCCGTTAGAACCCCTACCGTCAACAGTACCACTAATGTCATAACTATCACACCCAAACGCTCCAACATGCTCATTGCCTGGGAACTTAATCCCATTTTTTGTAAACTGTCTGTTTTGCAAATGAGATGGAGGCACCCAACTTACTTTAAACCTACCAGTAGGATCAGGGTGAAATATAACTCTAGTGTCTTTAATTCCATTTTCCCAAGAAAAACTACCAACGGTAAAAGGAGCGTTGTGAATGCTGCCTTCGTTATAATCTATTTGCTCGTATATTTTAATTAAATTAAATATACTATTTTTAGTTTCATCTCTAAACGCGTGTTCTTCTGTTCTAGGAAACTGTCGATAAAACTCGTTTAACGCATCTTGATCATCTCTTAAACCATCAGCTTCATTTTCCCAACTTGTTATTACGCCTACATCTATCAGTTCACCGTCTGGTCCCAGTCGTTCATCATCACCTGGATTATCAAAGACTGGAAGTCCGTATTCATCAATAAATCCTTCATAGTTCCATTCCATAGGGATAAAGAGAGAATAAAGCCCAGACTTCGTTTGTCCATTAGCATTTCGTCTTGATACGTCAGAATCATTGAATAGCTTTTTAAAATTGTTTCCACCCTTATCTAATGCGTTACTGGTACTGCCCATCATGCATTTACCAACGATTCTACTACCTAGCCTTAAACAGGTTTTAGTAACTCGCCAGTTGTTTAATATGTTATCAGGCCTCTCCCACTTACCACTCTCATCGTGAACTAGCAAGTTTAGCTTTTCACCATCATAGCTATTATCACCAGTGTTCTTCCAGTCTATCGTAGTATCTAGACCAGCTATCTCTTCAAGCTGTTCGTTTACCTGTATTTTCTTACGAGTAAACTTACTAGCTGGAACTCTATACGCAAGCTCGGACTTTGGTCGGTCCATACCATCTTGTATAGGTTTAAAGAAGAAAGGGTAATTTATTGATATAGGTACAACCTTATCAGTAAACATTTTCTTCGCATCGGCACCAGACTTAGAGAGTATCCCATATCTACTATCACTTGATATAGTGGCTAAGTTAACTGTTTCAGCTGATGACATAAACGAGAAACCTGAACGACGGTTTTTAAGGTAGCACATCCCATAGCATCTCTTATCAGCTTTGCAGGCTTCCCAGAATATAAAGAATAGTCTGTTCGCCTCTCTAAAGTCTGGAGCTCCAACGTCAATTTTGCTCCATTGTAGGTACATATAATGCGTACCTGTTATATATGTTGGTACGCCATTGTTAGTAAACCAAAATCCTTCTTCTCTGCGTTTAAATTCTTCGTCAATATAATCGTACCACTTTTCTTTTTGCTCTTCTGGATAATTCCTCCAGTCGAATATATTCTTAATACGAGCTAGTTCTTTAGGATACTCTGCTTTAACCCATTTGTTTTTCTCGTGCTTAAATACGTTTTTATTGGGTTTAGGTAAAGCTATCTTAAAGCCTTGTATATCATAAATATCGCCTATAACTCCGTTATGCGAAAGAACTACTAGATCGTGTTCTTTGTTATAACCGTACTTCCACTTCTTACCTCTGTTAAGTCTAGTAAGAGTAGTTTTCTTTATAGGTTCAACTATCTTATATAAAGTCTGTTCGTACATTATTTAGATCTACCCTCAGCAAAACCCTTAAATACTCTCTCTTTCTTTTCTTCAGGTGCTTTACCTTCTAAAAGATTTTCTTCTTCTTGGATTCTGTTTAATATCTCAAAGGCGTCGAAGATCGCAAGCTTTTTTGTAGCAGCGGCATTCTTGAGTCTATCAGCTGATATATCATCATCTGAATCAACAATAGCTTCTTTAGCTACTTTGATTAATTCCTCAACCGCTCTGTGCCCAGCTTGGATTATATTCTTCTTCGTCTCCTTGATATTCATATTTAATTGTAATAAATTGAGATGGTATGCGATATAAACGTTTACCATCAACTACGAACTCACACTCTGTATTAGGTCTAAAACCTACAAGAGAGTTTAGCTCTGCTCTGCCATCAGTATGCTTAACAATGCCAACCAAAGGTTTTTCAGTGTCAACACTTAGTTTGCTATTGTCCTTAATAGGTTGCACAAAACAATAACCACGTGGGCATACCCACTCTTCGTTACGCTTGTACAAAAATATCTGATCATTATTTACAAAGTATTTATTTTCCTCGTAGTATGACCTGCTATTACGCTCTTTACCTCTTACATCGTGCCAGCGCCTGAATACGTTAAAGTGAACTAAAACTGTGTCACCAACTTGTATTTCTGTATCGCTTAACTTTGGTTTAGATATAACTTTAGCAAATCTATTAACGTGATGATGATTAAACACATCTGTATTCAGTATTAATTGTTTATCACCTACTTTTGTAGTATTGTTATATCTCTCACCTACGGGCTCTACAATAAAGTTGTAAAGCGCTTGCATCAGTATTCTAAATTATATTCTACTGATATAGCCATGTTCTTATTAAAATCTTTCCAAGGTATAACAGCTTTATCTTTTCTAATATATATAGAGTACTTATCGGTTTCTTCTAATATATCACATATAGTATGACCGCCATACACTTCCTGTCCAACAGCGTAGTGCATAGCGTCATTTTTATAATCTTTACCTATAGTAATCTTACGAATCAGATGGTTCATCTTCTTTGTAGTTTATAGTACCGTCTTGAATAACTATATCGTTAGATCCATATTTTTCTTGAAAAGATTTTTGAATCTCGTTTAATTTATCGTTACCTTGGAATAGAGCATGCAACGCAGCGTGCTTTTGTGCTTCCATAGTGCCGATATCAAACTGTAGCTTGTTAATAGCTGCAACAGTATTTTGTAATTCTTTTAGCTCTTCTTCAGAGATCTTCTCTGGTTTTAGGTCTATAACCTTTTCTTTTTTCTTTCCCATAATTAAATTAAATTAAAATTGTTTATTGTTTATTGTTCAAATCCAAGCACAAGTGTAATAGGAGTTGTATTGAAAACTAACTTGTCGTTTGCACTTGCGTTGGCTAAATTAGCTTCTAACGTTACTTGAGTAGCACTATCTACACTTTTAACTGTACCAAGTAAATTATCATCTTCGTCTCTTAAAATATCACCAGGCGCTAAAGCTATTGTTGCGTCTAGATCAGCAACAGTAAGTACTGGGCTGTCTGTAGACATCGTGCCATCGACTGTCATTGTTGAAGGCCCCCAGTTGTGATTACCCTTAGATATACTAGCTACACACAAACTAGCGTAACCTTTAGATGAACCCGAGCCAGGCACTCCCTCGAGAATAGGTGTAACTACTAGATCTTGCGATGTCGAAGCGGTAGAAGCACCACCAGAGGCTTCTATCATAATTATGTTGCCATATATTAAATCAGCGCCATTACTAGCCAAACTTGCGTCAACGTAAGTTCTACTTTGAAGTAAATGCGCAGCACCGGTTTGAGTTAAGGTTGAATCTACAGTGCCACGTCTATCAGCCGAAAGAAATGGAGCTGTTCCTTCTTCGTCTGTCTTTGCAAAATATAGTTCAAAATCAAGTGGAGTATAATCTGCTCCGTTTTTACCTCTATACAAACAGTGACCACCTAAAAATCTAGCAGATCCGTTAGGTACATCAAACTTGGCGAAATCAAATAGAATTTGTGTAGCGCTTATATTACCAGCATTTAAAGCTGTAACAGTAATTGTAGGTTTAACTACTGCTTGAAAAAATTTACTCATAATTACTTTTTTACTTTTTCTATAGATCTACCAGCAAAGTATGCACCGAAAGCGGTAAGCATAAGTATCTGTAGTAAATCTACATATGAATCTTTAACATTAAAAGGCAGTGTATCTACGCTATCAAAAACCATTGTTAGCATGAACATACCCATTAGACATATAAGCGTTAGTGGCCTAATCATCTTAGCTAGCTTTACATCGCTACCCATATCAGCTTTCCACCTTTCGCTTACGTTATTTTGAAAAGCAACCTCAGCATCTACAGCGGCCATGCCCGCATCTGTATCTACTTCTGGATCTTTATCAATAAGGTTTTTAACTACGCCTAACGCACCTTGATCAGGTAGAAAATCTCCTACTACGTCAAGAACGTTTGGCGCTTTATTCTTTAGCCATTTACCTAGGCCTGTATCTTTAATCTTTTTCATTACTCTGCTTTTTTAGCTCTCTTCTCCCAAGGAAACACATTACTTCCTTCCTCGTGCCACTTACCATTGTATTTAATCTTACCGCCTTTTCTGTGGTAAGTTTTATTACCGTCTCTAACGTAGTCATCACCATAAGCAATTTTACCCTGCTTCATTTCTTTCGCGTGAACACTTTCGTGACGTATAACCTTTTTTTCTAAAGCACTTCCCTTAGGCACATCTTTATCTACGTAGATACTACCATCCATATTAGCTTCACCGAGTATGCCTTTATCTAGATTTTTTCTAAATATAGGTGTTTCTTTTGAGTTTCTAATCTGTCTTTTTTCTCTACCTAATTTATAAGCCATGTTGTTATTTATTAGAAAGCGTTATTGTACCATCATCGTTTTGTTTTATGTGGTAAGTTCGTTTGCATATATTAGAAGCTTGCAGTGGAGTTAAACCGTTTTCAACTAAGCCGTCATACAAAGCTTGCCTTGCTTCTAGCAACGTGCCGCGAGTTACTTCTACTTTATCAGACATTATTTTTCTCTACGGCGTTTAACTTGATCTTTAAAAAACTTTGAGTCTTGATCGTCTACTTTTCTCTGTAATCTATCTCTTTTACCTTTGTTACCTTTTTGAGCTGCAACATTTCGTCTCCTTGCTAACTTTGCACCTTTTATATTACCTTCATTTAATCGATCAGTAACGTTTTTAACTGTACCACCTTTTCTACCTCTAATCCTATCTTCCTTGCTTTTTTTCATAGGAGTTTCTGGAGCATCTAAAATCTTTTGCTTTAGATGATCAGGTAAGTTTTTTTGTTTACCTATAAGAGCTTTCATCATAGGGCTTTTGCCCTTCATTTTAAACGCCATATTATCTATCTTTATCTCGTATCATATCATCTATAGACTTGTTATAGACTTTATCTGTGTACGACTTGTTATTAAAAAATACACTACGTTCAGAAGTCGGTAGATCTTCTTCGCCAAGCAGTATGCGGTATATTCGTGTTACTAGCTGGGAGCATTTAAACGACGTCTTATAAACAGAGTACTTAATACTAGTTCTGTTTCTATGTCGCCAAACCTCTATCCAGCCAGCTGATCGTAGTTTCTCCCACCTTTTCTTATCCCAAGAATATGTGTAAGCACCCTCGATAAATTCGTTACGGGTAAATCTACCCTTGTGATCTAAATATATAAGTAGTTCTAGATCAGCATCAGTTAATCCATAAGTCTTACAGGCCCACTTACGCGTGAGCCTGTAGTACTTAAGGATGTTCATGTCACGCAGATCTTGCGCGGTTAATCTCATTTAAGATTAAGCAGCAGTTATAACTCTAGTAGTAGTAGTTCTTCTAATAGCTATAGCAGTAACGTTGTTGATTGGATACTTACTGTTAACAGCATCGAACACAGGCACAGCAACCCCATTAACCGTGTTGTTATTAGCCAAAGCAGCGATATCTTTAATAACATCTGCTTCTTTACCTTCTTCTACAGTTAAAATAACTAAAGAGTTCTCAATACCTTCACCTCCAGCATCACCAACTCCAAAGTGCTTGTTAAACATACCTGTTTCGTTAAATGTTAATTCAACAGTGTCTTCAGTACCAGTCATCGTTTGTAAATCGTTTAGATCAAACGCTGCTAGATCTAAGTTTGTTCCATCGTCAGCAGAGCCTACAGAGTTACTATCAACACCGCTAGCATGGAATACAACAAATTTTTTCATTTTGTTTAAATTTTTAATTGTTAATTGTTTATTATTTACCGTTTAAGGTTTATGATTTAAGGTTTAGGTCTAATATCTATATTACACGTTTAGCGAAGTAATTACTCCACTAACACTACATCTCTCGCTCTAATTACATAGTACATTGTATTTGCCCAGGTTATACCATGTCCAGCGTGCTTGTCGTAATATATAATGTCTTTATCTTTTAGGCCTTCAACTAGATTACCTGTAGAGATAATCGTAGCTTTAATATACCTATTGTTTTCGTCTAAGTCTTCAGTAAGAAGTAGGCCACCAACTTTCTTAGGACCTTCTTTTTCAATATCGACTATAATGTAATCATTGACCGCTTTCATCTGCTCTAGCATTTGAGATTACACAATCGGCTGATATAATAGTTGATACTACTGATACAGCGTTTTTAAGCGCAGACTTAGTCACAAGTACTGGATCTACAATGCCTGCTTCAATCATATCTACACACTCACCAGTTATCACATCAATGCCACAATACTCTTGATCGTCACATACTATACCTGTAATACCTGCATTATCTAGTATTGTATTGAAAGGAGCTTTAATAGCTTCTAGCAACGCTTCCTCACCCGCATTAGCGGGAGAAATTTTTTGAGCAGCCCACCATAACGCAGAACCTCCACCTGGTACAATACCTTCTTTCAATGCAGCTTTAGTAGCATATATAGCATCTTCAACTCTGTCTTTCTTTTCTTTTAACTCTACTTTAGACTGAGCGCCAACTTTTATCTTAGCTACAGACCCTGATAGCATAGCTAGTCTTTCTTCTAGCTTTTTGCGTACAAACCCGTTTTTCTCTTCATTGATTCTAGTTGTAACGTTATCTATACGCTCTTGCACTTCATCAGACATTTCTTCTAACGTAATAACAGTGTTGCTGTCACTAGTAATAGCATACTCAACTTCACCTAGGTGCTCTATGCTTATAAGATCTAAGTCGTCGCCGAGCTCTTCGTTTATAACAGTAGCACCTGTCATTATGGCTAGATCTTCAGTAGCCTCTTGCTTAGTAGGTCCAAAGCCAGGTAAGTCAACTATGTTAACCTTAATATTACCTTTTACTTTATTCATCATAAGCGCTGCTCTAACGTTTTGAGATACAGGAGCTATAATAAGTAAAGCACGCCCTTTTTTAATGACATGCTCTAATACGTTTTGTATTTTACGTACATTAGGTATCTCGCTAGACACTATTAATACATACGGGTTGTCTAGCTCTGCTAGATGTTTATCAGTGTTAGTGACAAAGTGAGACGACGTAAGCCCACAATCGAACTGCACTCCGTCAACTAACTCCACATGCGTATCTTCGGTGCCACCTCCCTCCATAAGTACGACACCATGCTTACCTACTTTTTCGTAAGCTTCTGCAATAATGCATCCAAGGGCTTTATCATTATTGCAACTAATCGCGCTAACAGCGCTAAGCATGCTCCCTTCAACTTCAATAGCCCTCCCTTCCAGATGTTCAATAACTCTTTCCAGGCCTGAGCTAATACCTTTTTTGATTTCGCGAATAGACTCATTTGCGTATTTTTCTTTGTTTACTTCTTTTAAAAGCGATTCAGCAAGAACGGTAGCCGTTGTAGTACCGTCACCTGCTTCTTTCACTGTATTATTAGCCGCTTCCTTAATTAAGGTAGCACCTATGTTTTCGACCGGATCATATAAGACTACGCTTTGGGCAACGGTTACTCCGTCTTTTGTTATGACCGGCATGCCGCGAGCATCTTCATAAATAACGCATTTACCCGATGCGCCTAATGTACTTTTTACGGCTTGCGCTAGCTTGGTTACACCAGCAATTACTTTATCTTTAGCAGTTTGACCAAAGTCTAGTTGTTTGATCAACTCACTAGGTAAGTTGTATTCCATATTGTATTAAATTAAATTAAAGTGGTTTGGTTATAAAAACCTTGGGTTTGATCTTTTTTTATCTTTCGGCTTACTTTTAAACTGATCGGTAATTTTTTCACCTCTTTTCATTTTTCTTTCAGCTCTTTTAGTTCTGCCTCTGCGTTCTAACTCTTCAGCACGTAATTCTTTTTTGCGGCCTCGGTGATATTTACGATTAGCTTTAATCTCATCTTTGTCTCCGCCAAGAGATTCACGATGTTCACGCTGATCTTGTCTCATTTCCTTACGAGTTCTATCGCCGTAGAACTTTATGCCTTTCATTTTAAACGCCATGATTACTTGCGTATGTATAGTTTTGTTCCAGCTTTAAACTTCTCAGTATCGTCTTGAACAGTCACAAATTTTCTTCCGTCACTACCTTTTTTTACAGCAGATAAGTTTCCTTCGTCAATATTTGCAGAGCTAACTGACTTTCCAGCAGCTGTCGTGTACTTGCTAGGGTTTCCGTGAGTAGTGTAGCTACCTTCTTTTACTTCACCCTTTTTTTTATCATCAAGCTTCATAGCAGATCTAGATAGTTTTTTACCGACCTCAGCTCCAACTCTAGCCCCAACTCCAGCAGCAGCGGCTTCACCTAAACGTTTTGCGTGTTTTTTCGTCTTTCGTTCCTCTCTCTTTTCTACTCTAGCTTCTTTTCTAGCTCTACGCGTGTCTTCAGGACTTTTCATTTTCATAGGAGCACTAGACCTATTATCACCAGCCATCTTAGCCATGTTAGCTACAGCTTGGTTTTTCATTTTAAACGCCATTATTCTTTGTTTTAAAAAGTTTTTACAACTTTAGGCCCTTTTGTAGCCTCTAATTTTTTAGAAAAGTAATCAACACTGCCGTTAATCGCGGATTCTGCGCCTTCTAGCGTTTCTCTACGAGTAACAGCGTGCCAATTATTATCTTCTCTAGGGTTCGACACCTCGGTTTGGTAGTATCCGTTAGGTAATTGGGTGATTCGCCAACTAGATTTTGTAGACATGTGTGTCCAGTCTGCAACTTCTTGTTTATTTGGCTTTGCTGTGTGCGTCGTTGAAGACGTCTTGTAGTATAAATAGGTCATATTTATGGTTTTTAGGTTATATATGGTGTAAAGGTCAATCCTTTACGAAAATGCCTTCATTAATTTTCTAATTTCAGCTTGTCGGCGGTAATTCGCATCTGTTGGGCTTGATAAGTTTTGAAGTGACTTCAGTTCTCTGTTTGCTTTTTCCATGTCAAACGATCCACCTTTCATAAATCCGTACTTTTTTGCACCAGCCATAGACTCTTTGCTCATAGACTCTACATTAGCTGCAGGCATTGCATTGTCCATAGCTTTTTTCTTATCTGCTTCACTAAGTTTCATAGCAGATTTTTTCTTCATAGACATAGGCGAGATTTTTTCTTCTAGCCTTGCAACCTTTTTAGCAGCTTTATCTCTAGTATCTTGCTGCTTCATGATTAAACGATCGTCTTTTCTCTTTGTTCTTCCAACTACTCTCGCAGTTTGAGCTTGATTACGCGCGGTTTTACGCTTCGCTTTAGTTACTCCTGTGCGACGCTCAATCTTCTTAGCTCCTTTTGCTAGTATTTTCTGCTCTCTTGCTTCGCCTTTTTTAATAGCTTTATCAGCTATTTCAAGATTTCTAGCGTCTGATTTTTCAGCACGATAGGCTTTTTGCTCAGCCCTGTTAGCTGCTGTATCAGCTTTACGAGAATCTTTACGTTGCCTCTTCATCTCTTTAACAAGATCTTTAGCCTGCTTAACATTGTCTTTTGATGTGTCAGAAGGCTTGCCTTCAGCTTTCATTGCAGACTTCTTACCCATATCCATAGGAGAGTCTTTTTTCATTTTCATAGCAACTCGGTTATTACCTGCCGCTTTTGCCATCTTCATGAGAGATGGGTTTTTCATTTTGAATGCCATAATTAATTATGTTGTTGTTATGTATATATATATATTATGCTCCTTTAGTAAACCATGCATACTCTAACTGAACTATATCAGAAGGATCTGCATGCTGTACGTGTAGGTTAACCCCTACGTTTTCTTCTGCGTGATGTACAGGCATGAATAAAAACTCATCCGCACTCAATCTCGCGATTGCTTCACCAGTTGTAAACTCTACGTCTACTTGTCTAGCTGTTGCTGTAGAACCATCAGTGGTACCCGTATGCTTTACGTATAAATATGCTACAACTGTACCTGCTGGTTTAATTGTTGTGTCGCCAGGAGTTGCTGTAGCTATCACCGCTGATAGACCTTGTAGAGGTGCTACTACAGTTAATACGTCAGATACAGATAAATCTATATCCATGTTGTTACTAGTACCTGTTGCGCCTGCGGTACTAGACAATGCTAATGTTGCTGTTAATTCTTGTGCCATGTTTTATATTGGTGTATCCGAAGGGATAAATTGTCCTGTTGTTGCTAGATTATCAAAATCTTGAGCTTCGTACGTATCGCGAGCTCCATGCATATCACCAGCATTGTACCACTTAGCTCTACGCTTTCTTTTAAACTGTCTATCTAGCTCTAACTTATCAACAGCTTTGCTCTTCATAGGCGAATCGCTAGACAACTGCGTAAGGGTGGTAGCTACGGTCTCCATTTGAGGAGCTTCTTCAGCTTTCTTAAACGCTGAGCGCCTAAGTCTTTTACCGTGCATTACGCGTCTTTTACATCTCGCCATTGTTCTATTCTTTTATACTTCTTATAGTTACACGCTTAATCTGCTATTTACAAAGTGTGACATAAGCCTACTACTAGGATACTATTAACTAGCTAGTGTCACTAAAAAAACATATTGTAAATATAGGGGCTATGCGTTCCCCCCTCCCCCCGCCCCCTCCCCTCCCCAGGAAAAGTCAAACTCTCACAGGGCCCCACCTACTTGTTAAACTCATTATTGCTCGTTTTTACAATGTATCTACGACAGTATTTAGATAATAAATATAGAAAAACAAACTAAAAAACTCTACTACATTTTTAAAATCGTTTACAAAACTTCTAAAACATTTTACAAAATAAATACGAGAATACTTAGATAATAAATATGTAAATCAAATGAACATGAAAACTCTTATAATTAAAACAATAGCTAACAACTTTAGAAAAAAGCTACCAATCGCTCGCAACTTAAAAGTTCAACACATTAACTACATGTATGAATATAACTACATTAAACTATTCAAATCATTAGTTGACTCATTCAAACTAGAACCTCAACACTTCAATAATAGATTTATCAAATGAAACAATTACTCGAATCAATACTCATAATTGTAATAATACTACTGTGTTGTTGTGTGTACTAAATAATTGTACACTTACAGAAGTGGCGGAATACTACTAACGTGAAATTGTATACTAAACAAACAATACTCTTTTACAAACTAAATACGTAAGCATTTAGATAATAATAATAACTAAAACAAAAACATTAAATACTTTATATCATGTCAAATAATACATTAACATCAAAGCGTTTCGTTCTACGTCAATCACTTGTTGGAAAGAACACTAACATTACAGTAACATTCAAAAATGGTAACACAGTTACTTACTCACACGACAAAGCATTCACTATAATGCAAAAAGCACTTGAAGCAATGCCATGTTGGGCAAAGTACAAGTCGTACACTGCTAGTAACAATATACCAAAAGTGTTGCGTGAAACTGAAGCAGTAGTAGCATAACTACTCTTCAACATAAAGTCCAGTTAGTTTAGTGTTTACTGGTAAATCAAATATGAACACTAACATAGTAGTCATGGTGCCGAGTTGTGTTCGATTCACAAGCTACTACAAACTAAATACGATAACTTACAGATAATAATACTATGATATTCGATAAGAAACTACGAGCTGAAGTGAAAATACAGCGTGATGCAGTGCATCAATTACTCAAGCACCACTTGCCAAAGTACGAGCTAACACTAATCGGTGACAGTGAAATACAACTCACATGGCACTCAAATCCTCACTGTCTACGTGAAACATTACTTACGTGTAGTATGTATGGCGAGTGGCAATACGAAGAGCACCAATGGGAATGCTTCGATAACTATCATCACTCAACAGACTTAAAGGTTGACTACACGTCACCTGCTAACGAAGTTGTTAATGCACTAATGAAACTACTATGAGATTACTATCAACTATCGCGCTGTGCTTAGTATTTAACGCAGAGATAAATCAAGGTTGGCAAGGCTGGGTAAACTCTACTTGGGATATTGTCACTATAATTGAAACTAGAAAAACTATATAATATGAGAAAATTTAATCACCTTGTAATCGCAGAGATTACCATGAAAGCATTACTTGCTTTAAATATTGGTACGTTTGGTATCGCTATAATAATGTTACTTGTTAACGTAGTATCAGACTTCACAAACTAATTACGATAAGTAATAGATAATAATAATATGAAGACAATAAAATTTCTAAAAGACAAAAAAATACAAATAGGCAAACGTGTGTTTCGCCCATACTGTATCAGCGACTTACCAAACAACTTCGGTTGTATTAACTACGGCGAGTCAGATGGTGTAACCGAATGGTTCGGCTACAAAGGTTTCACTTATATACCAGAATAATCATGTATCTAACTATTCTATCTTACGACATTCTAAGAGGTAACGAAGTAATCACATATGAATTACCGAGTTATGCAGCGAAATTCCAATGCGAAGACATGGAAGAGTATATCTCAGTCACACTTGGTTTCAATACAAACAACATTGACTGGCAAACTCACGAGGAATTACCTCAACTTGTTGAACTACATAATCAAGACTACGCATGAATCAAGCTAAAAAATACAGAAAATACTACGAAGCTCTCGACTTGATCGGTTGCAAGCACGTGTCAACACCACGTCAAATCAAGAACGGTACACGCGTATTCCGCCTACCTTTCAAAGACGCTTGGAATCAAGACATAGACTTTGCTACATACGAGTCAGGTTATGTACGTAGATTAGTAAAGCTCGGTTACTGTCCTTGTTATCAAATCAACAAGAGAAAGCCAGAAACTCGCCTAATTGAAGTGAAAAGCGGTCCACACAAAGGCTATTACTACAAAAGACGCTCAAACGAACGTGTGTTAATTGAAGGTAATGGCGATCGACTAGAGTACTTATTCAACTATATTGTACGTAATTACTTCAAAGCTAAACCAAAGTACAATAGAACTATTGACCTAGAGTGGTTAAACTTCTGTGCAAAGTGGCAATACGGCGAGTTTGGCTTCAACACTTGCACTGAGCAACAGCAAAATGAAATACTAAAATCTTTACAATCATGAATTACTGTCCATGGGATACTGCATTTAAACTATGCAAAGGCGCTTATACGCGCGAAGAAATCGACGAAATGTCGCTATGTGAAATTAACGAAATAATATTTGACCAACATGACTAGTTACGAACAAAGAGCATATGATGCGCTCGCAATGAAGCTAACCGAAGCAGGTTACGCGTATGAGAATACAAGTTGGAGTAATGATGCAACTGCATCTATATCAGTAACTTGCGTGCGTGTAGTTCAATCAGAAGATGAGATTGACAAAGTAATGAAGTATGAGTTTCAAATCTATATACCTAACTGTGATTACTTCGACCCAGATAACGAGTATTTTAATACTTACGCACTCACTGACGAGATGACTGGTCACACATTTGATTTCGATCGAGCAGACGAAGTTGTAGAGCATATTCAAGATTGTGTCGATGGTAATTCGGTTGTTTTTACAAACTAAATACGATTACTTTTAGATAATAATAATATGAAATGTCCAAAATGCAATAACACAATACCAACTGGCCGCGTGCGCCTTGGTTACAAAGTATGTGTCAACTGTTCTACTGTAGAGCGTTATGGTTGTGCACCGCTTATAAACCACAAGACAGGCAACTCAATACAAATTATGTCCAGCAGTGATGCTGCTCGTATTGCCAAGCTTACAAGGCGTCGCGGTTATGGTACAATGCTAAAATAATATGAATAAAGAAAATTTACAAACAAAGTTAGAAGCGCTAGAGGCTAACGTACAAGCAAAACAAAATGAATTAGGTGTTGCTATGTCAGAAGCTCAAATGGCGCGAGAAGAACTAGCTAATGCAGGTAAGCCTGAATTATCAGCAGACAAGGCTTCAGATCTAGTGGATTTGTTACAAGGTATGTTTCACGATATACTAAATGACTGTGACACTAGCGACCTAAGCCCAGAGTTCAGTATAGGCTACGATAACACTATCGAACTCGACTGTCTTGACATGAGCAGCATCGAAGTACATAGCTGTGATATCGAGTCTGTACTAGAGCAGATATTCAATATAATGCCTGACAATAGCTAGTTAAGCACGACGGTGCAAGGTGTAGTAGAGCATATGTTGAAAATATTTCAAACTACTACATAACGGGTCAAGGTAGTCTACGCTACCGTAATGCCACCTAAAGTAGGACACGGGTAATTACCGTATTAAAGGCAATGACTACGCGTTGATCGCAGGTAGACCTGACGAAGGTATCGCTGGTTAGGGTAACCGCCAGGACCATTACTCAGCAGCAATTCCGCTGTAAGAGCATGGGTACAAAGCCGGGTCAACGCTTTATATAAGAGTAACGGTTGGTTAGGGTCTAGTGCAGCTGATCTTAAGGTCAAGCACAATAAGAAACAATTCCGCAGGTTCGATTCCTGCTACTCTTACAAACTAAACACGAATACTAACGGATAATATTAACATGAAAGACTATATTACACAAGAGCTGTCAATGCTCGATCGTAGCATCGTAGCTACACCACACACCAAAGAAGACCTAGAGTCTTTTGCTAAAGCAAACAATGGTTGTAGCGATATACTACTTATGCAAATGGCAATGCAATACGGCTATAAGCTAGCATTAGAAAACTTAGAAACAGAATTAATATGAGACAAACCTTATACCAAAGACTAACACCAGAGTGCAAAGAAGCTCTAGATCATAACTCTAAGCGTTGGCATGGCGCAACTAACAAAATAGTTAGCGTGCTATCGTCACATAAATTCTGGTCTGATTTAAGAGTAGGCGACGTACACTTTGTTGTACAGTTCGTAGATCTACCATTTGGAAAAATAACAAGCGGAACATATGCGTTCGGCGAAAACATTATTAAAGATGACTGAAAAAGAAAAAGCACTAGAAATGTTACCTAATTGGTTTCAAGGTGAAGTATATGAATTAGGCGATGAAGTTCGTAATCCATTTAGTGGTGAAACGTGCTTACTTGACGCAGCAGAGTTAAGTATGTACGACCACATTAAAGGTTTAGAACTAGCAATAATAATGAACATACCTATATTTGACTTAGGTGATAAATATATTGACATTATAGACAAAGGTAAAGATTGGTTTTTGATTAAAAACCCTAACGCATACATGATACTAATAGACTAATGAAGACACTAATATGTATATTATTTTTTTACGTAGTTTTAGGCGCGTATTTTGAGTATCAAAACAGACAAGAAAACGAAGACGAAATAGAAAGAGATTCATCATGAGTACAAGAGCAACAATAAGGTTCGCAACACGCGAAGAAGGTGTACCTTTTGACAAACACCCAGAGCAATGGCACGCACAGTTCTACAACCATTGGGACGGTTATCCTGAAGGATTAGGTGTAGAGATCGCAGAGTCATTTACTAATTATCGTAAAATAGAAGGCTGGGAAGTAGAAGCCCTTGATATTGTACACGGCGATGTAGAATACATATACTACATATGGCAGTGTCACGGTAAATCAGAGCCTTGGATTAGTATATTTAATGTTGACTGCGAGTGTGAATTTGTAGGTACACCAGATATGTTACTAAAGAAATACAAACTAAATACGAACGATGACGGATAATAATAATATGATGAGACATAAACCAATGCTGGCGTATCCAGTCAGCGATAAACCAATTGACTACAGCGATCCTGTATTCATGCAACCAAAGCTTGACGGCGTACGCTGCCTTATACAGTGTGACAAAAGCAAGGTAACCGCATGGTCACGCACGGGTAAACAGTGGCTTAACATCGATCACATCTTGTTTAACTTGCAACCTTTTTTCAAGTTTCACCCAAATGTAGTACTTGATGGCGAGCTATATAACCACGACTTACGTGATGATTTCGAGCAAATTATCTCTTGCGTGCGTAAGACTAAACCAACAGATCAACACCGCTTTGATTCAGCTAGACTTGTGCAGTTTCACTGCTACGATATAGTTGGCAAAGGTATGCATCTTCCATATGCTAAACGCGCAGAGTGGATCGGCGAAAATGTCATGCCTAACCACTGCGTCAAACGCGTGCAAGCTTATGTTGTTGGCTGTGAAGATCAAGCTAAGGCTTATCACCAGAAAAACCTAGACAAAGGTTACGAAGGCTCTATACTACGTCTTAACACTGAGTACCAAGAAAAGCGTTCTCATAGCTTGCGTAAGTTCAAAGACTTCCACGACACCGAAGCAGAGATTATTGGTTGGGTTGAAGGCAAAGGCAAGCGTGTAGGCACGATCGGTAAGTTCTTGGCTCGTGATGCTGATGGCATCGAGTTCGGTATGCCTGTTATGGATAACTTCAAGTACCTACAGGCTAACTTCAAAGCTATGCAAGGCTGGGTTGGCAAAACTGCTACGTTTACTTACTTCGAGCGTACTAAAGCTAACAGCTATCGTCATCCACTGTTCAAATGTATACGCGACTACGAATGAGAAGACTTATATACGACTTATATTATGCTGACGAGATCAGTGTAGACATAGCTATAAAGCTATTAGATAAATTAGAACAAATTAGAAACAAAAGAAAAGGATATTAAAATGGGAAACATGAGTTACTGCCGCTTCGAAAATACGCTAGCGGATATGCGCGACTGTCTATACGCAATTGAAGCTGGTTTAGACGTAGAAGAATTATCAGATTACGAGATCAGCGCTTTGCACGATTTTACACACGTGGCTAAACAAATAGCTGACTACCAAGGTAGAGTTGATAACGTTATTGAGGAATTTAAAGAGATAAATGGATAGATTAGAGAATAGATTAAAAGCTTACGAACGACTAGTTGAATCACAAGAAAAGACTATCAAGCTGCTTGAGATGCATCTACGTAACGAGAAATTAAAAAACAACAACTTGTCAGACCTATATAGATCAGGCAACGGTATAACGTCAGTAGAAGATTAATGAATATATTTTATTTGCATGAAGATCCGCGTAAAGCAGCTGAGTATCAGTACAATAAGCACGTCGTCAAGATGATCTTAGAGTCTGCTCAGATGCTTTGCACGGCCCATCACCACTACGGTAACGGTGATAATGTACCTTATAAAAAGGCTCATTATAATCACCCGTCAACTAAATGGGTTAGAGAAAACTCTCTGCATTATGATTGGCTGTATGAGCATATGATGGCTTTAGGTAGTGAGTACAAACGTAGATATGGTAGAACGCATATGTCTATAGATAAGTGCGGTCATTTACATGAAGCGCCTGCTGATATACCACATGAGCCGTTTGAACAACCACCGCAAGCTATGCCTGACGAATATAAAGACAACTGTAGTCTGCAGGCTTATTGGAACTATTACATAGACGCGAAAAGAGCAATAGCAAACTTAAAAACCGAAGAAACATATGAACAAAGACCTAAAGAAACGTATTAAGGAATTTAACCGCATTAGTTACAAAGATAATTCTAATAGAATTATTGTAGCAACCCTTAAACCGGCTAGTGTGACAATAGCCCCTAATAGTACTAAGTAACAGGCTTATGTCACAGTATGAACGCAACTTAGAGCTGTTAAACAAGAGACGCATCGTATATAGAAGAGATCCTATAACAGATACACCTGATATAGAAAATGATATGTATATGTTCTTTGAAAACGGCACACATCAATGCTATGATCTATTTAAGAGCACAGCAAAGATAACCACCTACAAGAGTCTTAAGTGGCACTTGTTAGTGCTGTGGTATCTAAATCCAGGTATGGATCAAGATGAATTTATGGATATAGCTTTTGAAATATCTGCTAAGACAAATGGTTTTGTTAGTTTTAACATGCCGCCTAACTTATTAGAAAAAATAGTATATGAAGTCAGCATACAAGAGATTAAAGAACCACCGAAAAACAAACTCAGAAAAGTTATTTTCAAAATGTTTTCAGGGCTTACCAAAGAGCAGAAACTACGTATTGTAGGTAAGCTTATTGGTAGATCAAATAAAACGCATCCTGACGACATTTATCAGGCTATGATAGATATACATGACTTAGGCCAAAAGATTACGATAAAACGTATCTCTGAGGCTCTAAGGGTATCATCTAGGACCGTGCATAGATATATGTGCGAGGATTTAAAACGTGAAAAAGAATTATTAAACAAACAACTATGAAGTGTTATAATGTACAAAACTACATCCGTTATAAAAAAGATATAAAGCAGATAGTAAAACGCACTGACTTTTGTAGACCATGGGATGAGATGACTCGCGATGAACTAGTTACCTTATTTCTACCTCTTGCAGAAAACCTAGCTAGAAAGTTTTCAACAACTCAGCAAGCTAGCGGTGTAATGACTATTAATGATCTTATACAAGAAGCTAATAAAAATTTAGTTATTGCTGTAGATAAAATTAGCTGGGATACTATATATGAAGCTGAAGACCCAGAGCAAAGACTTAAATCATTTTTGTCAAAAAGAATTAAAGGCGGCGTGCGAAGAGCTGTAGATATAAACCGAGGCACTATGCGTATACCTGAGCACAAGCTAAATGAAATACGTAAAAATGATAAAGACAGAAGTCAATTAGAAATATTTTTTAACTCAGTGTTTGTTAGTTTAGATAAAATGCTGGACGACGCAAATATAGGGTTTGAAGTGCCTGATAAAATTAAAAGCTATAACCCCGAACTACTGTGTTCTTATTTGCTTAATTTACTAAATCAGCATTTAACAGATCGAGAGTCCGATGTCATAAAGTTTAGCTTTGGTTTAGGTTGTGATAAGCTGTCAGCGAAGCAAATAGCAGATAAGCTAGACATAAGAGGCGACAGCGCTTACGTACGCATATCGCAGTTAAAAAAGCAAGCGATTGATAAACTTGTAGAAAACGTAGACTACTCGCAAGTGGTTGACTTTCTATAGTTTACTCGTGTAAAAACGTAGATAAATGTGTAATTATATATATGTAAACCATATACCAAATGAAAGAATTAAACAACAAATTAGCACAAGTCCAGACTAAGCTAAAGGCTAAAAAGTCTAGCTACAACTCGTTTGGCAAATATTACTTCCGAAAGTCGGAAGATATACTAGAAGCGATAAAACCGTTTCTCCTCGAGCTCGATGTGTCTGTCGTAATTAAAGAACAGATCATAGCTACAGAACCTGTACCGATGCTTGAGTCCTCAGCAATTTTCTCGGATGGTGAAAACCAGATAACAGCCACAGCGGTTGTAGGTGTCGACTTGACTCAAAAAGGCATGCAGACATCTCAACAATTTGGCGCGGCAAGTACTTATGGAAAGAAGTACGCGTTAGGTAATCTATTACTAATAGACGATACTGAAGACGCAGACGCATCTAACACCCACGGAAAAGCAGCAGCAGTAGCGGCTAAGCCTAAGCCGAAGATTACTGTAGAACAATTTAACAAGGCAAAAGATTACTTAAAAAATGGAGGAAAACTCGAAGCTATTAAAACCAAGTATACGCTTACCTCTAAGCAAGAGGAACAGCTAACGGCGCTATGAAGAAAGACGAAATAATCGAACGACTAAGAAACGACGAGGATTACTACGGTGATTACGGTAATAAGTTTCTAAGTAACTCACATATAGGTAAGCTACTTAAAAACCCTATGTCTCTGTATGATAAAACGCCTGATAATCCTAACTTCAAAGTCGGAGGATATTTCCACACTGCAATACTAGAACCTGATAAACTTAAGTCATTTAAGATCATAGACGCAACAACTCGTAACACTAAAAAGTATAAAGAAATATCTGGTGGTGAGGTTTGTTTGCTGCAACACGAAGTTGATATGATCGAGGTAATGGTAGATAAAATGATGGCTAATGATATATGCAGAGACCTTATCCAACCTGTGTTGGGTAACGTCCAGTATGAAGAACCAGGTATTGTTAGGCTATATGACAATATGTGGAAAGGTAAGGCTGATATTATAAACCACGATGAAAAACTTATTATCGACCTTAAAACTACAAGCGATATAGAAAAGTTTAGGTGGTCAGCGTCTAAGTTTAATTACGACAGCCAAGCCTATATATACAGACACCTGTTTGGTTACGATATGCTATTTATAGCTATCGACAAAAACACACATCAGATTGGTCTGTTTGACTGTTCACCTAACTTTTATAAGTCAGGTAAAGAAAAAGTAGAAAAAGCTAGTGAGATCTTTGATTTATTTTACAAAGATAAAGACTTTGATCCACTACAACATTTAACAACAACAACTTTATAAACCATAAACCATGGCAAGACAAAGAAAAAAGACCTGTGATGTAACAGGCATTACAACAAGTGAAAGGAATTTTTACGCAAAACAATCTCACTTAAAACCTGTTGATAATTTAAGGCGCAACACTGGTGCTACTAAAGATCAGATGAGGCGTATGTTTAACCAATTAGCTACAATACAATAATGGCAAGTATTTTAAAAACAAGTATCAATTTAAACGCTATTCCTAAGGATAAAATCATTAACGGTAAAAAAGGTAAGTATTTACCTATTACAATTACTGTTAACGACGACTTAGATCAGTTTGGCAATCAAGGGCCTGTGTGCGTCGATCAGACGAAAGAGGAACGTGATGCTAAAACTGCTAAGACTTACTTAGGTAACGTTAAGGTTGTATGGACAAACGGCGACAACGTAGAGCCTGCACCTCGCGATGCAGCACCTGCGCCACCGAAACAAGCACCAGTACCTGATGAGGTAGAAGACCTACCATTCTAGTATGAACGTAG